ATGTTCTTTGATGCCCGCGCCGCCAAGTTGCTGAAGCCTGGCGAGCACCTTGTGGTCGAAGGTTGCGAAGGCCTTCGCCTTGTTGCCGCCGCCTCGAAGGTGACGTGGACCTACCGCTATAAGCAGCCCGGCACGGGCCTGATGAAACAGACGCGCATCGGCACGTATCCCAGCATGAGGCCATCCGAAGCGGCCGAGGCCGTCGAGCGCCTGCGCGTCCTGCGCGCCGAGGGCGTAGACCCGAAAGCGTTTCAGCGCCAGCAGCGTCAGCCAGCCGGCGCGCAGGCGCCTGTGGAGGTGTTCACCGTGCGCAAGCTGGTGCAGGACTACATCACCAACCACATCGAGCAGGAGCGCGAGGAAGCCGGCGCCACTGCCGCGCGGCGGGCGCTGGAGAAGCTGTTGGAACAGGAGCCCGCATTTGCCGAGACGCCCGCGGCGGCCGTAACGCGCTCCACCTGCTTCGACCTGCTCGAGGCTCGAAAAACTAAGCCGACGGCAGCGCAAAAGCTACGCTCGATGCTAGGCGCGGCCTGGGCGCGCGCGCTGGACGCCGGCCGCATCGACCAGGACGTGCCGAACTGGTGGCCTACGATCATGAAGGGCAAGTTGAAGAGCAAGGGCAAGATCGTCGACGGGGAGCATCAGGGGCAGCAACGGCGCGTGTTGCGCGATTACGAAGTCGGCGCGCTGCTGGCCTGGCTGCCGAACATGCACGAGCTCGGGCGCGACACGCTGCAGATGTACCTGTGGACTTGCGCACGCGGCGTCGAGATCCTGGGAATGCGCTCCGAGCACATCACCCAGGAGAAAGACGGCTGGTGGTGGACCGTGCCGAAGGAAGCTACGAAGAACGAGCGCTTTGCCGACGCCGTTGATTTGCGCGTGCCACTCATCGGACGCGCGTTGAACATCGTGCAGCGTCGCCTAAAGGCAGTCGGGAAGTCTGGCTTGCTGTTCGAAGATGCGCGCGGTGAGCAGTACACCCAGCATGACTTCTCGACCTACATCTACGGCCTGCAGCCGTACTCCAAAAAGGTGGCACGGCGAGCGAGCGAGGGGCTCGTCCTTCCCGTAACTCACTGGACGCCGCACAACCTGCGTCGCACAAGCCGCACGATGCTTGCTGCGCTGGGTTGCCCCGAGGAAGTGGCAGAGGCAATCCTTGGGCACCTTCCGACCGTCATCGTAGGCACGTACAACGCGCACACCTACGACAAGGAGCGGCGCCTCTGGCTCACGCGGTTAGCCAAGCACCTGGAAGGCCTGAGAGATCCAGCGGATTGCTGCTAACGAAAAAATGACAGTGCTCTGTTCCCGTAGGCCGGCGAAGTGGTTACCTTGCGCCTGTCATTGTTGAAAGAGACTGCTACATCGCACCATACTCCACTTGCGTCACTTCGAGTTGCCGGTCAGATTCGGAACCCCAACAACTGGCCGGAGGATGAGAAGTGAACTTTGAAGCTTTCTTTCGACGAGGAGCAGCGCTCCTGAGCTTGCTATTCTTCACCGTAGCATTTGCACAGTCGCCAGATCAGATAGAGCCAGTGGAAGCGCTGCCCGAGCACCTGATCTATCTGTACACATCTGGCCCGGCTTCGTCACCGCAGGGTACTAGAGACCAGATATTCGCGGGCCGCCGCCTCTGGGAACGCAATAGGATTCTGAGGGTGTGCTTCTTCGGTGGAAATGAGGTCGTGACGAGGCTGATTCGCGAAGCAGCAAGTGAGTGGAACAACTATTCAAGTGTGAAGTTCGACTTCGGCCCAGCCAATACTTGGTACAACTGCTTAAGTCCGAATGGTGGATTCTTCGAGATACGGATCGGATTCTCTGCACGGGGCTACTGGTCTGCCGTAGGTTCTGACAGCGAGGCACGGCTGGACAACTATGCGCCATCCATGAACTTCGATGGATTCAACAGGCTCTACTCCCCGGAGCGCATGGCAGCCGTGGATGTTTCTGCGAAGGCAAATCCCTATCACATTGCCACCGTTAAGCATGAGTTTGGCCATGCTTTGGGCCTGCTTCATGAGTTGCAGAATCCCGCATTGAAGTGCCAAGATGAGATTAAGTGGAGTGGACCTGGCAATGTGTATGAGTATTTTCGAGGTCCGCCTAACAACTGGAGCCCGGAGCAGGTTCAGAGGAACCTTGGCTTCATCGGTCAGACGGATCCAGACTACGTGAAAGGCGAACCCAACGCCACGTCAGTCATGATGTACTCGCTACCCGCCGCGATTTTCGCGAAGGGAACCAGCAGTCCTTGCTTCACTCCGGTGAACTACCAAATATCGGCGAAAGACAAGGAGATCGTATCGAAGATCTACGCTCCCGCGTCAGCAAGTCAGTTGTCCGCGGCGAGCGATGCCAACTTGAAGGCCGCCGTTTTTAAACCAATTGCTTCAGTAGCGTCGCCGATCGAGATAGCGGATACGAAGCAACGTATTCTCGCTGACCTGGAATCTGAGGATACCTATACTCGGCGAAATGCACGTGCCCGCCTTGCCGACCTAGTAGGAAAACTTCCTCCTACCGAGTTGACGGACTTAGTAAAGGATGCCTCGGACAAATCCTATCGTTTCAAGCTCGGCGTAGCAGAAGGTATCGCAAAGGCGCCGCCAGGATTGCGACTGCACGCCGAGACCAAATCGTTGTTAGTCGACCAAGCTAGACGTGCGCAAGATCCAACGCTGAAAAGTGCGACGCGTGCAGCTGCGGCCCGTAATTAGGCATTCCGAACGTTGGCTGTGGGCGCACCGGCTCGACCATAACCGCAATTGTTCGGCGGCAGGAGGTCGGAGACCGGCCGCTCTCGCCCCCAAATCTCCAGGTCCTCAACCAGCCAAGCCGTCCGGCCCGCGCTGACCTTGCGCGGCTTCGGTGCCTCGCCCCTGGCCACCAGGGCATCTAGCGTGCTTTCTGAGATGGCCAAGAAGGCGGCTGCATCGGGACGCGCGAGGTAGAGCGGGCGGATCCGCACGATGGGAGCGCGTTCCTTTTTCGCGCGATCCATTGAGCTCGTGGTGCTTGCTGCGGTCATCGGATTTCCTTCAGCGCTCCAAGAGCACGAATCCTACGCTTGCGGAATTTATAGATTGCAGTTCGGAGACTGGTCATGTGCTCGCCCGCATCTATGAGGCCTTCTGGCGTGCTGGCGAGCAAGATGGGAATGTCTTCAGTCTTCAAAGCGAACTCCTGACGCGCTCGGGCGCGCGGTAAAAGATTTGCGGTGTGGGCATTCGACGTGGCTGCACTCGATTTCGCCGCGCGCGACCTCGCGCATGCGGTGGCCGCGCCTGTTGCAAGTGCTGCAGTCCTTCGGGTCGCGCTCGCCGGTGTAGATGGCGCCGGCGAGTGGGTGCGGTGCGCTGGGCTGCGAGATGCGCATGTGGTGTTCCGCATCGGCGGCAGCGGCTTCGATTTGCCGCGAGGGATTACGCGGGATCACGCGACCGACTTTCAGCATTCGGCGCTCCTGGGCGTATCGACCGGCACTGCGAAGAAGCCGAGCGACCCTCTGAGCGGTTGAAACGGCAGCGGTTGGGTATTGCGGAGCACGAAGCCCTGCGGTCCGAAGAACCATGGCGAGTCGCTGGTGCCAACGCAATCGACTACATCGGCCCTCCCGACAATGCCGCCGCGCGGCAGGGCGTCGAGTGCGGGCAGGGCCTCTGCCGCCTCCTGCAGCGGGGACAGGGACAGAAAAGCGAGGGCGTCCTCGTATTCGCCTCGCGTCATGCCTTTGGCGGCATGGATTAGCGTCGGGCCGCGATGGCGCGTGGCCCAGTTGCGGTTCTCGATGAGCTTGATCGTGCCGGCGGCCAGTGCCGCCGCGCGGGCTGCGCCTTCGAGGTCCGGCCGCACGATCAGCCAGGCCCATGGCTGGCGAACTGAGATTGCGAGCGTTGGAGCAGGATTGCTCGGAAAGGGCGTCGGGCAGACGGACTCGGGCGGCATCATGCTGGCTCCTTCTGCGTCAACCGGCGGAGGCGCAGCTGCAGCGCGGCGGCGGCATCGAGTCGCGCGTGTAGTCCTTCGAGCGCCTCGGCGCTCAGCGGATAGCCGGACCGGCGAACGAGGCGCGCGGCGTCCTGCAACGTGTGCAGGTCGTGCGGGTTGTGGAACTCGACCGTCATCTGGTTGGCGGTGACATCGACGCCCGCCACGGAAACGAGCGGGCCGGCGCAGGCAATCTCTGTTGCAGCCATGGCGTCGGTGGTAGCGAGAATCGCCTCGACCAGCTCCACGCGTCGGGCGGGCGCCAGCTCGGGGGCAATGCGCTTCACCACGCGCCAAAGTGCGGTTCTGCTGCTCATGCTGTCGCTCGCTGTTCTGCTGCGGCCTGGCGCAGCGTGAGGTGGTAGGAGGTGGCGGCGGCCTCTGCCATTTGCTGCGGCGTGCTGTTGCGCAGCATTTCCTCGTAGACCTCGAGGCCGGCGACGATGGCGTGCAGGCCGGGGCCGTCAAACCCGTAGCGGCCATGCCGGCCGCGGATGCCGTCGCAGCGGATCAGCGCATCGCGGGCTGCAACCATGGGGGCGACACATATCGGGTCGATCTGCTCAGCGCGCACGAGGCCGACGTTGATGCACGACGCGAGGCGGTCGAACATTTCATCGTCCGTGGAGCCGGCCTTGAGCTGGCAGAAGGCGTCGTGAAGCTTGGTCATCACTTCATCGGCGGTGCCGGGGTGCGTGTCCTGGCGTGCTGCTATGAGCATTGCCCATGTCGCGGGGTTGACGTTGGAGCGGGGGAATCTGCGTTTCATGGTGGTGGTGCTCATTCACAAAGGCCATAGGCCGAACTGCAGGAGGTGGACTCGTCCAACTGGGCGAGAAGATCGAATTGCTTGCCGCCGCGCGTGGTCTTCGACCACTGCACGACCTGCCAGATGCCGCCTCGCTCGCGCGCGGTGTCGTTGTCGCCGGGCGAGGGGAAAAACGTCGCATTGCTGCGCTTGGAAACCTCGCTGACGATCTGCTCCCATTCATCGAGTCGCTCGATGTGCTCGCGGTCGCGCAAGTCCCACTGCCGCACCTCTTCTTTGCCGGAGTTGACGCACAAACAGCCGACGCGGGTGCGACCCTGCAGGTACAGCGGATTCGGTCGAATGCCCTTGATTCGATGCGCGTCGAATACGTCATCTGCCGTCCAACGCAGAAGCGGGCGATAGTTGAAGAGTCCGCCACCGAGAACGTCAAAGTGAGCGACGCACGACCCGGTGCCGCGGAACCGCTTGCGCCGGCTGTCGCTTTCTTCGATGCGGATACCCTGCCAAGACCAGACGGCGCGCCCGGTTGACTCGATCATCTCGAGGGCGTGCTCGGTTAAGGGCTGGGTCTTCAGGAACTGGGTGCAGAACTGCGCCATGCGGCTCGGGAAGCGCGCTTTGATGATGCAGAGGTCAAGAAAGGGATTGCCGGTGGGGCCGCGCTCAAACACGGCGAGTGCTCGCGCGACGATTTCGGGCGGCACGCCTTTCTCTGGCCACTTGTCGCGCACGTAGTCCCGGCGCGGCCACCACATATCGGTGAAGTCGCGACGAAGGCGCACGATGGGCATCTGCAGCGTGTGCTCGAGGTAGTCGACATATTCATACGTCGCGCCGTGCTCATTGCCGGTGTCTGCAAACACCGCGCGCACGTTTTCATGCCCGTGTAGCTCGAGCGCGAGCAACAGGGTCGCGGTACTGTCTTTCCCGCCCGACACCGAGACAAGGTGCGTTGTGCCGGCGGCGCTGCTTTGTGCGCTGCTACTCAGCATGTTGCCTCCAAGAGGAATGAGGATTGCTGTGTGCGCTGCGCTTGCATGGCCTCGCAAGCCGGGTCGATTTCGCACGCGGCGAACTGCCTTCCGAGCAATCGCGCGGCGATGCCGGTGCTCAGGCTTCCTGCAAACGGTTCGATCACCAGCCCGCCGGGCGGAACAGACGTGCGCACCAGCGGCGCCAAGATGCCCAGCGGCTTCTGCGTCGGATGCACGGCGCGGCCGTGCTCGTTGGGGACGTAGATGACGCTGCGTTGCAGTCGTGGGCCGCCGTCTTCTGAGACGTAGTGAGCCGCGCCGTTGTGTCCGGTATGCGGCGGTCGAGCCTTCCGGCGTACCGTCTTGGCGGTGGCGTCGTTCGTGTACTGGGGGGCGTTGTAGACCTCGCTCCAGGCCCCGCGGTAGAACTGAATGGAGTGCTCGTGCACGCGGCGGAAGCGGTCGGCATGGAAGCCACTGCCGTTCTGCTTCTCCCACACGATGTCCTGGGCGTAGCGGAAGCCTGCGGCCGTCATCTCGTTGAAGATGGTTGCGAGGTAGCGCATGCTGCCGAAGACCCACACCGATGCGGCGGGTTTCAGCACGCGGGCAACCTGAACCATCCAGCCTTCGCAGCGGCGATCCCACTCAAGTGAGGTGTCACCGTAGGGTGGATCTGTGATGCACGCGTCAGCGACGCCGGTCGGCCACGCAGCCATAACCTGGCGGCAGTCGCCGAAGTGGCAGCGGTTGAGCCAGTCGGTCATGCTGCCGCCCTTTCCTGCCACGTCTCGCGGTAGTTCGCAGCCGTGACGGCGCGCTGCAGCCCGGGCGGCACGGCATTTCCGATCATGGCGACCTGCTGCGTCTTCGTGAACATGCGGCCGTCGTGCCCGCGGTCGATGACGTACTGCCGCGGGAAGCCCGTGGCGTTCGCCAGCTCGCGCGGCACCAGCATGCGCAGGCAGATGTCCACGATCACCCACGGCTCGCCCTGCAGCCACACCGTGACCAGCGCGAGACGGTCTTTCGTGGTGATGGTGTGCATCGGGTCGCGCACGTCGCCCCACTGGCCTCCCTCGCCGTAGTACCGGATCAGAAAAGCGGCGCAGCGCAGTGCGCCGGCCTCCGCTTCGGGTGCGAGGTGGTACTCGACAAGGCCGTGGTGCTGGCCGCCGGCGCTGACTGTGCGCAGTGGTTCGTCCAGCGGCCGCGCGTCGCAGTTGCCGCGCAGGTGCGCAAGGTGCGCGGTCACAAGCCGCTGCTGACTGCCGGCGGTGGTCACGGTCGAAAGCGGGTCGTTCGCGCTCCGGGCCGGCGTGGTGTTGTGCCCGCCGTTCGCCTGTTCCACGAACGCCGTCACGAGCGCGTGCTTTGCGGCTCCGGCGACCACGGTCCCGAGCGGTTTGGAGATGTCGAGCGCGCGCGGCGCCTGGCCGGTGCGCTCGCCGTAGCCGGTTTGCACCAGCGTGCCGATGGCCATGGCTTGCCCGCCACCGCTGGCGGTGATGGTGCCCACGGGGTCTCGGATGTCCTTGGCGCCGTAGCTCCAGCGCCTGGCGCCGGGCTTGCCCTCGCCGTGGCCGGCCTGAATCATGACGGGCGTCGCGAGCATGAACTCGCCGCGCTGGGCGGTGGTCACGGTGCGCAGCGGTTCGCGGATGTCGTGCACCCGCACACTGCCCGAGTGCGTCACCGGGACGATAAAGGGGTCGGCGTTGTCGAGGACGTACCGCTTCAGACCGTGGGCGATGCGGCGACACGTCGCGTCAACGAGCGGCTTCTTTCGGTCGAAGATGCTCTGCGTAGGCAGCGAGAAGTCGATGCATTCGGCCGCACTGCGCCACTTTTTCAGGCCTTTCGTGGGCTTCTGCGCGTGTGTGGGTTCCGGCCATTGGATCGGCAGGCCGTCGCGGCGCGCAACCATGAACAGGCGCAGGCGCGTGGTGGGCACGCCATAGTCGGCGGCGCGCAGCAGTCGGTGCTCGATGACGTAGTCCTTCGAGCGCAGCAGGGCGAGGAAGCGCTCCCATGTCTTGCCGATACGCTTCGGGTCCGGCACCAAGTGCTGCAGGCGGCGCGGCACGTACTCGCCGGGCTCGGCCACCGTGCCGTCGAGCTTGATGACGCGGCCGGTGGCCTTGTCGCGCTTCGCGATCAGCGGGCCCCACTTGCGGATTTGCTCGACGTTCTCCAGGGTGATGACATCGGGCAGCGCCTGGCCGGCCCAGCGGACCACGATCCACGAGAGCGAGCGGATTTCGGTGTCGCGCGGCTGGCCGCCGAGCGCCTGGCTGAAGTGCGTGCAGTCCGGGCTCGCATGGAAGTAGCCCGTGGGCTGGCCGGCGGTCAATTGGCGCGGGCACAGCTCGCGCACGTCCTTGCGGTAGTGCCGCGTCTGCGGATGGTTGATCCGATGACACGAGACGGCGTTCTCGTTGTGGTTGACCGCGATATCGACGTGCCGGCCGATGGCCTGCTCGATGCCGGTGCAACTGCCGCCCGAGCCGGCGAACAGCACGATGACCAGCTTCGCCGACAGGTTGAGGATGAACTGCGGCGTCAGCATGCGAGCACCTTCTTCAGCTTGTCGGCGGTTTCGGTGCGCAGCTCTTCGAAGCGGCCGCGGAACGCATCACGCCATTCGCGCCACGTCCTGGCCTCGCGTTCGGGGGTATCGAGTCGTGTCCAGCAGAGCGCCGGCACGGGCGTGGGCCCTTCCTCGCTGAGCACGGCCCACGGGGAGTGCTTGGCAGCGTCGTAAGGCATCAGGTCGCGCCGCTCAGTCGCGAGCGCCTGCAAGTCCACCTCGCGAATGAAAGCGCGGTGGCTCGCGAACACGGTGAGTAGCCCGAAGTGCGCGCGAACCGCTCGCGCATGCTCGTTCTCGAAGAGGTTCCATGCCGGAATGCCGCCGCCGGCCATGCTGTAGGCGTTCACGGCGACCTTTGCCGGGCTGCTCAGGTCGGTGACATAGGCCTCGTGCGCGTCGTGCATGAGGGCTGCCAGTTGCACAACCGGCGAGGCGCCCGCGCGTGCCGCGATTTCGCAGCACAACAGGCTGTGCTCGGCAACGCTGTACGGCCGCGACGTAGCGCCCGTGAAGCGGTTGATGAGCGAGAGGTGATGCGCGATGTCCTCGATGGCGACTGTGCGACCGTTCGCGCCGAGGGCGGCGGGGCCGGACAAGTGGTATTCGAGGCCTGTGCTGGTAAGCATCCAAGTCATGCGGAGGCCTTTGGTGTGGGCGCCTGGCCGAGCGCTGCAAGTGCGTCGCGGTGCTGATTGAAGAAGCGGCGGAAGGCCTCGCCGGCCGGGTCCGCGAACGGATAGGGGCAGGCCTCGTTGAGGCTGTCGCCGCGAGCGGCGGCAGCCTTGGCCTGGCGCTCGATGAGGTCGAGCGGTGTCACAGGAAAGGGCATCAATTGGCCGCTCGCGTTGAGGCTTACGCCTTGCCGATGAGAACCGTGTAGCCCAGCGCAGCAGGGCCTTCAGCGGTGTTCACGGTCGCACTGCGCACCTGCTCGACGTAACCAGTGAAGGCATCTTCGATGGCGTTCTCGGGGCGCTCCAGCTCGTAGTGAAACTTCACCGCGCCGCTGTTCAGGCGGTACTTCAGTCGTGCGGTGAGCTTGTAGCCGCCGCCGTTCTTGAAGAGGCGCAGGCCGAGGGTGAAGGTCTTCGGGATAGAGAGGCCACTTTCGCCGGCGGTGGCGTTCACCGTCTCCACGTACGTGAGCTGGGTTTGCCCGTCCTGCAGCCGCTTCGCGCTCGAAAAGTTGATGCCGGACGACGCGGCGATGGTGGTCGCGACCGTGAGCAGCTTGTCGGCGTCATCGCCGTGCAGGTCGGCCATGTTGTCTTCGATGAATTCGGCGAACTCGGTCTGACTGAAGACCTCGCCGTCTTTGTCGAGCCAGCGCTTCGCTTCCGGCGTGAGCACCGCGGCGAACACGGCGCGATGGTCGCGCCAGCCCGGGCCCGCCTTCGTGTCGTTGAACACCGCGGTGATGGTGCGCGCGTCGGGGTCGGCGTACACATAGCCCGTTGCCTGGGCGTTCTGGTCGGCGAGATAGGTAAGCAGGCTCTCGAGCGAGCCCAGTGCGATGGTGCCGCGCAGGCGGTTCGGCACGATCTGCGCCTGCTCGATCTTGCTGGTGAGGTCGATGTGCTGAAACTGCGGAGGCACCACGAGGTGCGTCGTGCCCGCGATGGCCTTCGGCTCGAGGCCGATGGTCGTAATGTCGCGAACGAGTTGGGCGGTAGGCGCGTTGAGGGCGTCCATGGATCAGGCTTCCTTGAAAGTTGCGGGAGGGGTGGCGGTGGAAACATCACGCAGCTGCAGCTCTTGCTGCCGCGGGTGATTGCGGGAGGTCTCACCGTCTTCGGTGAGCCAGAAGAAATCGCTGGCCTGCTCGGGCTTGGGCAGCTCGAGCTTTCGGTCGGCGGTGATGGTCACTTTGTCGACCGATCCGCTGTTAGAGCGGGTGGCCGGGGCCACCTTCACCTTCAGCGTGAGCGAGCCGGCGCGGCCGGTGGTTTGCACCGTGCGCAGCAGCTCGGCGAAGTCGGCGCTCAACGCGGCATTGGTGGTGCCTTCGTTGAGCTCGACAATGAAAAGGGAAAACGCTTTCACGGGCGTGGCTCTCCTGTGGTTGATGAAACAGCGGGGTGGGGGAGGGGCGCGCGTCAGGCGGGCTGCGCGGCGGGTGCGCGGGCGGGCAGCAGTTCGCAGCTGCTGACGCTCGCGCTCGTCTCGGGCGACCCGCGCGGACCCAGCAGGGAGCGCGGGTTGATGAGCACCAGGCGCAGCGCGTCGCCGGCCTTGAGCGCGGGGTGCGCCTTGCGCCAGGCTTCTGCGCTGGGGCCGAGCCAGCGCACGACATAGCCCTCGACGCGTCCGGGGCCTTGGTTGTCGATCAGCCGCATCTTCAGCACGAAGTCCTTGTTGTCATCGACGTGCTCGCTGACAGCCGGGCGGCCCGGGTAGTCCTTCCCTACGAAGAAGACGCCGGTAGTGGTGGTGGTCACAGGCGCTGTCCTTTCTTCTGCTCAGCAATCACGCGCTGGAAGGTTTTTCGGATGTCGGTCTCGCAGGCGCGCTGGTACTTGAAGCGCGGGTCGAGCAGGCCGCTCACAGGGCCGGTCGGCGCGAGCGGCGCGGGGCGCCGGCGGCGGGGTTCGAGTGCGAGCTGAATCACGGCGTGCTCCATCCGTAGACCGCCATCGCTGCGAAGATGACGGGCATGACGATGGGTACCGCGAGCATCGCGATGGTCTTGAGCAGGCCCGGGGCGGGCTGTACGGGCGACGTTCTCACGCTGGCACCCCCGCTTCGGTGGCGGCGATGGTCGCGCCCTTCGTCACGTCGATGGTCAGCACGAGCGAGCGGCCGAACTTGAGCTTCACCTGCTCTTCCTTGGTGCCCCAGTCCTTGCGTTCGATTTCGCGAAAGCCGAGGTCGATGAGGGCGGCAAAGAGCTTGTCGTCACGCGAGCACATCGCGGTCTGAATGCGCACGGTCTTGCCGTGGTCGTAGGTGCACAGGTCGCGGTGCGCGAGTTGGATGCCGCGCTCGGCGAGCGCGGGCAGGAACTGGTCGAGGGCCGCGAGCTTTGCGCGCAACGCCTTGATTTCGGCGAGGCGGCGGCTGTGCTCGTAGTTGGCTTTTGCGACGGCCAGCTCTTCGAGGGTCGTCGGCTCGCGGCCGTTGACCTTCAAGTGCTTCTGCCAATCGCTGACGAGACGAAAGGGCGTGCTCATGCGGCACCGCCTTGCGCCTGCTCGGCCGCCTTCGCGAAACCGCGCATCGAGCCGGCCGCGCTGACGGCGGACAGGTTCAACGCATCGATTTCACCGTTGAGGGCGTGCGCCTGTGCTGCGAAATGGGCGCGCATGGGGTGCGCGGGCGCGTCTTCGACGTGGGCGCGGACCACGCCATCTGCGATGCCGGGCAGCGAGACCTTGCCGGCCTTCAGCGCCTTGTCTGCGAGTGGCAGGCCCATGGGCTGCCACGCGGCGATGCCTACTGCGGGGCAGCGATAGAACGCCTGGCGGCGGGTGCTGACCTTGCGAATCCAGATGTCCACGCGCGCCGATCCGGTCGGGACGAAGCCGGTGGCTGCGCCCGCGCTCGTGGCGTGGTGAGCTTTGACGCCGCGCATCGCTTAGCTCGCGTGCTCGATGCGTTGAACATCCGCCACCGGGCAGCCGGTGACGTGGTGGGCGGCGCGTTGGGCGCGCTCGGCGTTTTCTGCTCGCAACTGGACGAACGGCAAGATGCCGTTGTCAGTGGCTACCGGGTAGCCGCCCTGAGCGCGTGGGGTGTAGAAGCAGCGGTAGCTGCGGTCGCCTGCTGATGCTTTCGCCATGTCCATCTCCGTGTTGGGATGGACAAATTAAAGCATCGCTTTGCTTTATCAGTCAAGCGTCGCTTTAAAAATAAAGCAACATTCCGGGATTGCCCCCGGCAGCGGGTGGGTGGGTGCCGCTAGTCAGGGGTCCATTTGCTCGGGGACACGACCGCGCCGACGGGTTGCATATCCTCAAGATCTTCTAGCTCAACCGTGAAGCGCTCCTCTCCGTTCACAGACATGACTTGAATTGAGCCTGAGCGACGAAAGAGCAGCTCCTTCACCATCTTCTTCCCATTGCGGAGTTTCAAGAGCACGTATTCGCCTTCTCTAGGCTGCCCATTGGGTTCGATCAGCACATACCAGCCGTCGCGAATGGCGGGGTGCATGCTCATGCCTCGCACGCGAAGGCAATAGGCGTTCGGATCCTGCGTCTGAATTTCGATGTGTCCGTCGCCTGCACCGGGGATCCACGAGAAGTCTTCGAAATAGCCGTTGTCGCCCATCTTGGCTGTGCCCACGACGGGCACACGCCTGGCAATCTTTGCTAACCCGGCAAACTCGGGTTGGGGATCTTCATGCGCCGTCCCGAGCAGTCGTTCCACTGACCAGCCCGTCAACTGGGCAATCGTGGGCAGGTGTTCACGAGCGATCTTTCCGGTGCGCTTCCAATTGCTCACGGCCTGCTCGGTGATATCGCGTGCCTCGGCGATTGCCTTCGGCGCAACGCCGGATTCAGCCAGGGCGCGGGCGAAATTGGACGCGAGCGCTTGCTGCTCAGGCGTCATGGGCGCTTTATTTTTAAGCATTGCTATAGTTTCGGCGTGGGGCGGCATCGCGGCAACAAGCAGCGATTGACAGTTAATAAAGCGACGCTTTAAGATCGGCAGCTATGGAAACTGCCACCCCGTTCCCTCCGATTGAGCGTGCTATCGCGGTCGTCGGATCCGCTACCGCTTTGGCGCACCGTCTCGGCGTCACGCCCGCGGCCGTGGGCCAGTGGAAAAGCGGGGAGCGTCGAGTGCCCGCTGAGCGCTGCCCCGAAATCGAGCGGGAAACTGGGGGTGTCGTGCGCAGCGAAGAGCTGCGCCCTGATGTAGCTTGGTGCGTACTTCGCTGCGAAGGCAGCAAAGTAGGCGAGGGCGCGCATGCTTTATCCGAGCGTGAGGTGCCCCAATGCTGATCCATGCATCTGCGCGTGATTGCGCAGCCAGGGTGCTTCCCGGCGATTCGCACATCGTTCTGTCCATCGACACCCGCGATGGCTCCATCGGCCTTCAGGCCTTCCTGCGCGGCGAACTCGACGCGTCCTATGCCCGAATGGCCGAGGCAAGACTCCCGCCTGAAATCCTGAAGCTCTTGGCTGAGCTGCGCGCTCAGTTGTCGTCGGAGGGGTCGTGACTCACCGTGTAAATCTCGTTGAACGCGATCTGCACCAGTCGTGGACCTTCGACGGGTCCTCGTTCCTTCACCCGATAGAAGCTCAGGTCGCCACCGCCGAAGAAGACGCGGTCGTCGTCGCGGATCGACTTGGCCAATTCGAGAAAGTGCAGGCGGAATTCCTCGCCGGACATCGTTTGCGGTTCGCTCATGGAGGCTCTCTTGCAAGTTGAAGTAGTGGAATACGGATTCTTGCAGGATGCCGCCTCCACCACCCCGGGGGTTGTGCATGCGTGAGCACTTCGGCCCCCTCATCAGCATTTCGCCAACGGGCGACGTGAGAATCCGGCTACCTGGCCGGAGGGCTGCGATTCGGCTCTCGGCGCCAGAGGTTTCGCTTATCCGAGAAGTGCTAGCGCATCCCGATCTCCAGTCCAGTACTGAAAGTGCATCTTCTTCTCGTCCTTGCGCGTCCACTTCGGCGTGCGGTACGCGTACATCGCCACCTTCGCGGCCTGGTCGTCGCTCAGGGGGAAGTACGACATGACGCCGATGTGGATGGCACCGATCTTGAACACCTTCGGGTGCTTGATGTGCGGCAGAGATGACATGGCTTGCTCCTCGTGCCGTGATTCTGAGGCACTGGCCGGGCCGCAGGTCGGGACGTGCGTCTATCGCCACCGGTGCGACGGCGCAGAGAGGGGGCCGCGCCTCAGATGACCCGAACCTCCCTCCACCTGCAAGCGCTCGCTGCGCAACGCGAGCGGCGCATTGCCACGTGTTCACGACCACCGCACGTCCGCCGGGCGCACCACGTCGACGGCGGGCGTCAGCACGCGTCGGCACAGCCCCTCGAGCGTCTTCGTTTGCCGCGGTGTGCGTGCGCCATGCGCCAGCGCGCTCGCCGAGCAAATGGCGATCCACGCCGAGATGGTTTCACGGTTGATTTCGGGCTCTACCTCCAGCAACAGCACGAGCTGCTGCAGGAATTGCTCGATGGCATCGATTCGCTCGCTGGGCGTGGGGGCGAAGGCTTCCATGGCCGGCAGGTCTTTCTCTTCTCTTGAGGTTTGCATGAACGCAACTTTCTCAATTCCGGGCCATTTCGCCTATGGCGGCGATGAGCCCAATCCCTCCAAACCCGCCGGGCAGGACATCCTCGATGCGGTCTACAACACGGTGCACGGGTATCCGGGCGGCGTCACGGCGCTGGCTTCGCGCATGGGCATTCCCGTCAACACGCTGACGCACAAGGCCAATCCCAACACGACCACGCACCAGCCCAACCCGCGCGAGCTGATCGCGATGCAGGCCTTCAGCGGCAATTTCGCGGTGTTGCATGCGATGGCCGAGGCCCTGGGCCACACCTGCACGCTGGCGACGCCAGACCAGTCCGGCGCCGATCCGGTCGAGGCGCTGATGCGCCTGCACTCAGCGTTCGCCGACTACGTGCGGGCCACGGCCGATGCGGTGCGCGAAGGCGAGGGCGCTGTCACGGGCAATCAGGTCCGCCGGGCGGACTACACCGCGCAGGAGGTCATCGCGGCCGTGGGCCACGTCATGGCGCTTCTGCGCGGACGCATGCGGAAGGCGCCGCAGACATGAGCCGTGGGGAAATGGATCTGCCGCCTGATATCGACCTGGCGGCCCTGCTCGCACGGGTCGATGACGTGGGCGATTGCTTGATCTGGAACTGCTACGCGCTCGATGGCCTGCATCCGCAGTGGCGCGTTGGCGGGCGGCTGTGGAACGTGCGGCGGTTGCTGTGGCTGCTCGTGCGTGGCCCGCTCTCGGACGGCCTGCAGGTGGGCGTCGGCTGCAATGTCGACCTGTGTGTGCATCCCGACCACCTGGCGGCACGCACGCGCTCGCAGGCATGCGCCGGCAAGCCGAAGACCGCGGCGCACCGGGTGCGCATCGCGCTCGCGAAGCGGGCCGATTCGATGCTGACGGCTGACATCGTGCAGGCGGTGCGCATGAGTGCGGAGCCGGGCGTTGTGCTCGATGAGCAGCTCGGGCTCTCGCGCGGCTATGCCTCGAAGCTCCGCACAGGAGCGGTTTGGCGGCAGCACGGGTGCGCGTTCGGCGGCCTGGGGGAGCGTGCAACGTCATGAGCATCAAGGTGATGACGATGGTGTTCGACCGCTACCCCGTGGGCGGTAGCGAGCGGCTTCTCGCGCTGGCCATTGCAGACCACGCGCACGATGACGGGACGCACATCTACCCGGCCATTGACACGCTGGCGAGCAAGACGATGCAGAGCCGCAGCACGGTACAGCGGCAGATCGCCAAGATGCTCGCCATCGGGTGGCTCGAGCGCGTCGGGTCGAAGACGGGGCGCGGCTACGTCAATGAATACCGCATTTCGTCGGCATGGATCAGGGGCGAGTTGTTGCCTTCGCAGGTGGCGCCGCCGCTTGTTACAGACGTGGAGCCCAGTTATCCACAAGCAGGTCAGATTGACACCCTTATTTCTGCGCAGAAGGGTGTCATCCAGAACGAAAAGGGTGTCATCCACGACGTGAAGGGTGTCACAGCTATGACACCCGAATCTTCAGAACCGCCAAAGAACCGAACCCCCCTACCCCCCGAGGGGGGGGCGACGGGTTTCGATCAAGTCTTTGCGGAATACCCGAACCATGCCAACCGGGCGAAGGCAGAGCGGCGGTGGCGCCGGCTCGGGCCCGACGAGGCATTGCAGCAGGCCATGCTCGCGGCCATCGCCGTGCAGCGGCACAGCGTGAAGTGGACGAAGGACAAGGGCCAGTTCGTGCCCGAGTTCCACACCTGGCTGCGCAACGCGGGGTGGCGCGATGACGTGAGCGAGCGTGGCCCGGCCGTGCCGTGGGACACCAACCGAAGCACCATCGAAGCCAAGGCGGCAGAGCTGGGCATGGCCCCTTGGAACGAGGGCGACCTCAGCGTCAACCGTGAGACGTTCCACGCCTACACCGAGCGCGTGCGCCGTCTGGTCGAGCAGGAGGCTGCATGCGCATCGACCTGAAGCTGGAGGGCATCGAGTCCGTGCGCGGTGCGCTCAACAAGCTCACTGGCAATCAGGCGCGCGATGCGTTCGCCGCGGCTCTCAACGACACGGCCTTTCGCGTTCGCCGCGAGATGCAAAAGGAAATGCGGACGGTCTTCGACAAGCCGACGCCGTACATCCTCAAGAGCGTGTATGTCCGGCAGGCCACGCGGCAGCGGCAGGATGTAGCCATCGAGCCCACCTACTTCGGTGGCAAGGGTGTCGACCCGCAGAAGATTCTTCAAGCGCAGGAGTTCGGCGGCAGGCGCACGGACAAGCGCAGCGAGGTGGCACTGCGCCGTGTGGGCATCCTGCCTGCCGGCTATCAGACGGTCATTCCTGCGAGCCCTTACCCGGGCAGCGATGACGGCCGGGGCAACCTGCGCGGCTCGTTCCTTTCGCAGCTGCTGTCGTACTTCCGTGCGTTCGGCGAGCAGGGCTACCGGGCCAACATGACGGACAAGCGTCGCGCGCGCGTGCACCAAGGCACGAAGAAGGTCGATGGCCGTCGCTACTTCGTGGCCTATGGGCGGTTGCGCAGCGGGCCCACTGCACACCTGCCTCCTGGCATCTGGGCAGTAGCGGGTACGCATGGGGTTGATGTGCGCCCGGTGCTGTTGTTCGTGCAGGTGGGTGAGTACGTGCCGCTGCTCAGCATGGAAACGGTGGCCGAGCATGCCGATGTGGATGCGTACATGGCGCGTCGGCTGCGCTACCGCATCAGGCAGGCGGTGGGCGAATGATGACGGCCAAGACAGGCATGCACCACCGCAGGGCGCCGAAGGCGCGATGCGAGAAAACGACATCGACCGGGGGAGGGCGCGGGTCCCTCCTGGAGGTCTGCCGTGCGGGTAATTCGAACCGCGTCCTCGGACTGTTCACCGACCTTCCTAAGGGGGTTAAGTGAAGGTAGTTGAGGCTATGGGTGTGGGCATCACGCAGGCAGAGTTCGCTGTGCTGGTCGGGGTGAGCGAGGCGAAGGCCAGCCAGCTGGTGGGCGAGGGCGTCATTGAGCGAGGCCAGACCGCGCATGCGTGGCTGCTCGCCTACTGCGAACGGCTGCGCGAGGTGGCCGCCGGCCGCGCATCGGTCGAGGCCGGCGGCCTTGACCTCGTGCAGGAGCGCGCCAGGCTGGCGCGCAGCCAGCGCGAGGCGCAGGACATCAAGAACGCCGTGGCGCGGGGTGAGTTCGCGCCCATCGGCCTGCTGGCCGACGTGCTGGGCATGGCATCGAGCGCGGTCGTGGATCGCTTCGAGCAGCTCGAGGGTGCGCTGCGCAAGGCGTGCCCTGACTTGCCGGATGAGGCGAAGGCCACCGTGCAGCAGGTCATCGCGAACGCCCGCAACGAGTGGATTCGTGCAACCGAAAAGCTGGTAGTGCTCGAACTGGATCGGCTGGCGTCCGACGACGAAGGCGCCGAGGACGCGCTCGGTGAAGAGGCGGGGCAGTAGTGGCCGATTACGTTTCGCGTGAAACATTGCGCTCCGTGATCCATGCGGTGAGTCTCGGCCTTGCCAGCCTGCGCGCCGAGGTCTTTCAGACGCTCAGCGAGTGGGCCCGCGACAACTTCAAGCTGGCCGGAGAAAGCTCGCACCAGAAGGGTGGATGGATCGCATGGTCCTTTCAGATCGGCATCCTCGACTTCATGAGCGATGACCGCATCGAGGAGCTCGACGTGGAGAAGTCGAAGCGCGTCGGCTACACGAAGATGATTACCGCCTTCGTGGCCTACAACATCGCGCACCGCAGGCGTAAGCAGGCGTTGTGGCAGCCGACAGACGACGACCGCGACAGCTACGTCAAGAGCGAGATCGATCCCATTCTTGATGCGCGCGACGGCGTGCCTGCGGTGCAGGCGGCGCGCCGCAAAGGTGGTGGCAGCGACGACACCATCAAGATGAAGAAGTTTCGCGACAGCGTTCTTCATCTGCTCGGCGGGAAGGCGAAGCGAGCCTATCGGCGCATCACCGTCGCGATTGCCATCCTCGATGAGTGGTCCGCTTTCGACCAGACCATCGAGAAATCGGGCGACCCGGGCGGCCTGGCGAAGGGCCGCCTCGAAGGCGCGCCCTATCCGAAGTTCGTTGGCGGCTCGACGCCTGGCTTCAAAGGGCTGTGCCATGTCGAACGTGCCGTGCTCAACGCCGAGGGCTTCGTCCGGTTCTACATCGACTGCAAGCACTGCGGCCTTGAGCATCCGCTGGCGTGGGGCGGCAAAGGAAAGCTGCACGGCTTCAAGTGGGACCGCGGCAACCCCGCTAGCGTGCACCATGTCTGCCCGCATTGCCGCAAGTCCATTCGGCAAAGCGACTTCCTGCAGGGCGGCCTCCCCATGCAGGGCACATGGGTGTGCGAGAAGACGGGCAAGAGGTTCGGGCCGGATCGGGTGTGGCGCGACAGCGCCGGCATGCTTACTCGCCCGCCAAAGACGCTGGGCGTGCACATCTGGGCGGCGTACAGCCCACAGCGCACTTGGGAAAGCATCGTCAAGGAATTCGAGGAAGCGCTCGACGCGCTCGCCCGTGGCGACTCGGGTCCGATGCAGCTCTTCGTCAACGAGACGCTCGGCGAGACATGGGAAGTCGTCGGCGAGCGCACCGATGAGCATGCGCTGCAATCGCGTGCCGAGGATTACCCGCTGAAGACGGTGCCGGCGGGCGGCCTGATCCTGACGGCGGGCGTGGACGTGCAGCGCGACCGTTGGGAAATCGACGTGTGGGCATGGGGCCGCGGCTTGGAGTCTTGGCACGTCGACCACCACGTCATCCACGGCAATCCTGCGTCCGAAGACGACTGGACACCGGTCGCGGCTTACCTGTCGAGCCGCTACGTGCAGGCTTGGCACGGCGGTTCGATGGGCTTAAGCGCAATTTCCATCGACTCGAGCGACCAAACGCAGGCGGTCTACAACTGGGTGCGCAAGACACAACACCAGCTTCCGAAGCTGCGCGCCATCAAGGGACGAGGCGAAGAGAACGTGCCTGTCCTGGGGCCCAGCAGTCCGCAGGAGGTGCGTTGGAACGGCACGAAGATTCCCAACGGCATCAAGCTGTGGAATGTGGGCATCGACTCGGCGAAGGACCTGTTGCTCGGGCAACTCGCCATCGAGAAGCCGGGGCCGGGCTTCGTTCACTTCAGCCAGGAGCTGCCGCAAGAGTGGTTCGAGCAGCTCACGGCAGAGCAGCGAATCCTCGTGAAGGTCAACGGGAAAGAGGCCTATCGCTGGGTCAAGCGCAGGCCGCGCAACGAGGTGCTCGACAACCGCAACTACGCGCTGCACGCCGCCTTCGGCCTCGGCCTACACAACTACACCGACAAGCGTTGGAGCGACCTCGAGGCGTCTGTGCAACCAGCGCGCGATCTGTTCTCGGCGCCGGCGCCCGCAACAGCCTCCCCTACGACAACTCAACCGACACCGCTCGCATCGGAGCCTCACACGGCGACCGCGTTTTCCGATGTCGACATTTTTTCTCCCATTGCTCTGAACTGAACATGCAAGACCAAAAACCGTTCGACGAACCTATGGCGATCATTGAAGAAGAGGCATGCGCCATGGCACGCTGTTTTGGAGTAGCCGTGCCGGAGGTTGCTGCCGCTTCGTTGGTAGATCGTATTCTGCTCAGACTTGGCGGAGCCCACGTCTACTTACCGCGCCGCACTGCTCAGAAGCGGCAGCGCATGCATCAAGAAATGGCCAATCGCTTCAACGGGACCAATCTGTTTGAACTGGCCAAAGAGTACGACATAAGCGCCCGTCACCTGAGGCGAATTCTCGCGAGGAGCCGTGTCGAGCGGCCTTAGCCCCCTGAATGCAGGCAGCAGCGGCAGTACACAGCCGACCTACAAGTCGTGTTGTCAAGAGGGGGAAGCTCTGGTCACACCACCCAGATATGGGAGGCGTCGTTACGCTAAGTAACGTATGCTGTCCGCCGTATAAATCTTAAGAGGGGCGGAAATGTCCGTGATAAAGAGTTATTCGGTCGGTGCTGGCGATATGTTCTATATCCGGCACAACAGTGATAATTTCACCATCATTGATTGTGATTTAAGTCAGGAGAATTCGGAAAGGATTATCTCCGAATTAAAAAGCGAGTCGAACGCAAAAGGAATCAGTAGGTTCATTTGCACTCATCCTGATGAAGACCATTTCGGTGGGCTTGAGCTTCTCGATGACGAGCTGCCGATCTCGAATTTTTACGTTGTAAAAAATCAAGCTATCAAAGACAACGATACGACCTCGTTCAAACGGTATTGCGAACTGCGCGACAGTTCTAAAGCTTACTATATATATAAGGGCTGTACGCGGAGATGGATGAATCAAGCAAATGACGAGCGGGGGGCTTCAGGGATAAGCGTTTTGTGGCCCGATACCTCGAATGAGCATTTCGTAGAGGCTCTTGCAGCCTGCGACGCGGGGGAGAGCTATAACAATACGTCGGCGGTCATTCGTTATGAATTGGAGAATGGAGCTAGCGTAATGTGGCTCGGTGATTTGGAGACAGAATTCATGGAAAAAATTACCGATAGCATCAAACTTGAGAAAACCACTATTGTCTTCGCCGCGCACCACGGTAGATTTTCGGGAAAGATTCCAGATTCTTGGCTGGAAAAACTGGACCCTCAAATCATAGTAATTGGTGAAGCCCCTTCTCGGCATTTGCATTACTATACGGGATATAAAAAGATTACGCAAAATAAAGCCGGCGATGTGATTATGGATTGCGTGGGAAATAAAGTTCATTTTTATGTTTCCGATGAAAATTATCGTCATCGGTATTTGGATCAAGAGAACATGAGCGAATATCCAAATTACATTGGTAGCCTGACTGTGGAAACGGAATACACCCTTTAATGAAGAAGATTGGGTTGGTTCTGTCAGGGGGCGGCGTAAGGGCAATGGCGTTCCACCTCGGTGTATTGCGCTTCTTGGCAGAACGGAGCGCTTTGGAGCGCGTGGCCCAAGTCTCGACTGTTTCGGGGGGTAGTCTGCTGATGGGGTTACTACTTCATCACAACGAAATGCGTTGGCCCTCATCGAACGATTTTGAGAGGGTTTTTTCCTTGATGCGGGGTGAACTGTGTGGGCGTAGCTTAATGCGCGCTTCACTCGGTCAATTGGCGCGCCCTTGGAACTGGAATGATCTACTTTCAAGGGCAAATCTTGTTGCGAAAGCGTTGCATCATTGGGGGATACGAGCCAGTTTGTCTGACCTCCCTGTGGTACCGGAATGGTCGATTAACGGGACAACATCAGAAAATGGGCGCCGCTTTCGCTTCAAACGAGATACGGTTGGTGATTGGATATTTGGTTATGCTGATGGCAGCAAATTCCCGTTAGCAAAAGCAATGGCCGTGTCGGCCGCTTTCCCCGGGGGTATCGGACCTATCTCTTTTCGAACCAATTCAATGCAGTGGAAAAAAAGAAAAAATTGGAATGACACGACAGCCGAAGAGGTAAAGCTTCCATTTAAACTGCTTCATTTGTATGACGGTGGAGTCTACGATAATTTAGGGATTGAGCCCTTTTTTGACGTTGGTAAACAAGCGTCAAAGATTGACGATTTAGATATTTATTGTTCTGATGCCGGAGCGCCGCTGAAGGTGGGGCCTGCCGCTGGCCCGCTTAGTCCTTGGCGTCTCAAACGCATAATGGACATCATGTCCGAACAGTCGAGAGCGCTTCGCGTGCGCGCTTTTTTGAATTACCTCGCGTCCTCTAGGGCTCCGCGTGGTGTATACGTATATATAGACACCAATTTAAAAGGCCAGCATGAAAAGGCTTGGCAAGTATCGGTTAATTTCAAGACAAATCTGAACAAGCTTCGGCCAGAGGAGTTCGATGCGATTTCAGGCCATGGCTATGCAGTTTCACGCGCTGCCGAGTCTAAACACGGCTACTTCAGGAAAACCGGAAATTAGTCTGGGCTTGACCGTGACAAATCAGGGCGTGTGGACCTGAATTTGTGACTTTGTCCAGCGGAAATGTCCGCGATGAACTGTTGTCATCGCATGCATGGGCATTTACCGCCACCTCACCGTTGCAGAACTCCAAGCGATGCGCACGCGCCTGATGGCGTCGCTGCAGGACCGACTCGCTTCCCCCACGTCTGCCGCCCACAACGGGCGCTCTGTTCAGTATCAACAGAACGTCGCTGAGATCCGCAAGGAAATCGCGGCGTTGAGCGAAGAGCTCGAAGCCCGCGGCGCTGGCGTTTCCGGCGGCGCGGTGCGCGGCCCGATCTACATCGTTTGAAGATGGGCCGCCGCAACCGTCGTCTCATGTCCGCTGGCGCGCGCTTTTCCGCGCCCGGCGCCAGCGGCCCTGTGGGCGCTGGAATGAACGCGCACGAAGCCGCGTCAAACAGTGATCTGGCCCTGCATGGTTGGAACCCCATCGCCGGCAGCGCCGATGCAGATCTTCTGCCCGACCTCGACACGCTGACGGCCCGCTCGCGCGACCTCGGCCGCAACAACGGCCTCATGGCCGGCGGCATGCAGACGATGCGGGACAACATCGTCGGATCGGTGCTCCGCCTCAGTGCGACGCCGGACTATCGCTTGCTCGGGTGGACACGCGAGCAAAGCCGCGAATGGGGCAACGTCGTGGAGGCTAAGTTCCGCTCGTGGGCGGAGACCACCGAGTGCGATGCGGCGCGCACGCAAAATCTGCTCGGCCTCACGCTGCAAGCCCTCGGCGGCGCCATGCTCAACGGCGACGCGTTGGGCTTGCCGCTGTGGCTGCCTCGTCCTGGCGCGCGCTGGAACACGCGCTTGATGATGGTCGAGGCTGACCGGCTCGCCACGCCCCTGGGTCTGGAGCATCGCGACGACATCCGCAAGGGCATCGAGTTCGATCGTTGGGGCGCGCCTGTGGCGTACCACATCCTCAAGCGCCACCCGGGTGATGTGTTCGCGTTCGGCTTCTACGGGATGACGCGAGAAGCGCAGCTCATGGAATGGGACCGCATTCCCGCGTTCACTGCTTGGGGCCGTCGCCGTGTCATCCATCTGCACGACAAGGAACGCACCGGGCAGTCGCGGGGCAAGCCCGTTGTCACGGCCGTCATGCGGGAATTCCACATGGCCGGCAAGTACGCGGCGAACGAGTTGCAGGCCAGCCTCGCAAATTCGCTCGTTGCCGCGTTCCTCGAGTCGGATCTCGATCCGAACTCGGCCGCCGCGCTGTTCGGCGACAACCCGCGCGATCAGTGGAATGCGTCAGTGGCGCAAACCCGCAACATCCGCCAACTCAAGGGCGCGGCGGTCATTCCGCTGCCCGCCGGTGCGCGGCTCTCCAGCTTCACACCAGGCCGCCCGAATCAAGCCTTCGAGGCCTTCATGCTCGCCTCGCTGCGACACATCGCCGCCGGCATGAACCTGCCCTATGAGCTGCTGCTCAAGGACTTCAGCAAGTCGAACTACAGCAGCGCACGTGCCGCCCTGCTCGAGGCCTGGCGTTACTTCCACGGCCGCCGCCGCTGGCTCACCGACTACTGGCTTCGGGCCATCTACGAACTGTGGTTCGAAGAAGCCGTGAACGCCGGCGAGATCGAGGCGCCCGGTTTCTACGAGAACCGCTACGCCTACTTGCGCGCGCGCTTCATCTTCGGCGGCCGTGGCTGGGTTGACCCAGTGAAAGAAGCGCAGGCCGCCGGTCTGCGCATCGAGATGGGCATCTCCACGCTCGAGAAGGAATGCGCGGAGCAAGGCGACGACTACGAAGAAATCATGGATCAGCGTGCCATCGAGTTGCGCATGGCCGCTGACCGTGGCCTCAACACCGCGCAGCCCATCGCCGTGGCTCTGGCTTCGGCCGGGCAGGGCAAGTCCGACGACGAAGAACAGCCTGGCGCATCCCAAGGGCAGAACGAGGAAACCGCCGCATGAAATACCCCCACCTCGCAGCGCGGATCTTCAACACGCCGCTGCTCATCCATCCGCAAAAGCTCGACGCCATCATTGCCGGCCTGAGCGACCGCTTGCTCGGCGCCATGCCGCTGATGGTCGCCTCGGCTGATGGCTTGCCCAAGCTGGCGCCCGAGCTGTTCTCGACCCGGCGCGGCGAGCAGAGCGACCGCGGCTATCGCGTGGTCGAAGGCGTCGCGGTGCTCAACGTCAACGGCGCGTTGCTTCATCGCAGCCGCCTCGACGTGGCCGAGAGCACTTTCCTCGTGGGCTACAACGACCTGGCGGCCGACCTTGAGGATGCAATGAGCCATCCCGACGTGCACGCAGTACTTCAGGTCTACGACAGCCCGGGCGGCGAGGCGCAGGGCGCATTCGAATACGCGCAGCGCGTGTTCGATCTGCGCGGCCGCAAGCCCATGCAGGCCATCGCTGACGGCATGGCGCTGTCGGCCGCCTACCTGGGCGCCAGCGCAGCCGACGAAGTGGCGGTTACCGCAACCGGCTATGCCGGCTCCGTAGGCGTGGTGTCGCGGCACGTCGACTTCTCGCGCGCGCTCGATCAGGACGGTATCACCGTGACGCACATCTTCGCTGGTGCGCACAAGGTCGACGGCAATCCCTATGAGCCGCTGCCCGCCGACGTGCGCAGCGCCTGGCAAGCCGAGATTGACGGGCTCTACACGATGTTTGTCGATGCGGTTGCACGCCATCGCGGCATGGAAGCGGCGGCGGTGCGCAAGACACAGGCCGCCAGCTATTCCGGCGTCGCGGCCGTGGCATCTGGCCTGGCCGACCGCATCGCGACTACTGACCAACTGATTTCCGAACTGGCTGCCCAACGCGGCCGGTCCTTCCCTGTCGGGCCGACCGCCCGATCCAACGCCAACGACAAAGGAGCTTCAATGTCTGGCAATTCCCCCAACGAGGCGGGCGGTCATCAAGCCGCAGCAGCCCCCGCCGGTGCCCCGGCAGTTACCTCCGCCTTCACACAGGCAAGCGTGGATGCGGCGCGCGCCGAAGGCCGCGAAGAGGGCGCGCAGACCGAGCGCACCCGCGTGAGCGGCATCTTCGCGCACGAAGCCGCCGCCGGGCGCACGCAGCTGGCCATCCAGTGCGTCACCAGCGGCCTGAGCGTCGAGCAAGCGGGCGCCGTTCTCGCTGCTGCACCTGTGGCGACCGCCGCGCCGGTGAATGCCTTCGCGACCGCAATGGCCGCGGTGGGAAATCCCGATGTTTCGGGCGTCGAGGCCGGTAGCGGCGCGCAGACCGACGAGGCCGCTCTCGCGAGCCAGATCGTCGCGAGCTTCCGCGGTTCGCGCTGATTCAACCATTCACAGGAGTTGCGAACATGAACTATCGCGCAAGTTTCTCGACGGAAGGCGTCTCTGCCTCCAAGGTGCTCGTGGCCGGCAACGCCCACCTGCTGGTCGGCCGCAAGGTCACGCTGCTGGCCGGCGCGGTCTACGCGGCCGGCACGGTGCTCGGCGTCATCACTGCTTCGAAGAAGCACACCGTCAGCGCCTCGGCGGCCACCGATGGCAGCGAAGAGCCGGACCTGATCCTGGCCGAGACGGTCGATGCCACCGCGGGCGACCGTGAAGCGCTCGGCTATGCACGCGGCGACTTCAACACGAGCGCGCTCGTGCTCGGCGCCGGCCACACCGTTGCCAGCATCACCGAAGCCCTGCGCACCAAGGGCATCACCCTGCTGGCCGACCTGGCCTGACGCCCAGCACCCAGCAACCCAACCTCTCAATCAGGAGCAACTTTCATGGACATTTTTTCCACCGGCGTCCTCGCGCGCGTGATCGCCGAGCTTCCGGCTCCCGCGCCGTTCATTCTCAATTCGTTCTTCACGGCCATGCAGACCGAGACGAGCGAGGAAATCCACTTCGATGTCGAGAATGGTCGCCGCCGCCTGGCGCCGTTCGTCGCGCCCATCGTGGCCGGCAAGGTCGTGCAGTCGAAGGGTTTCGTCACGAAGACCTTCAAGCCCGCCTACATCAAGGACAAGCGTGTCTTCGACAGTTCGCGCCCGTTCAAGCGCGCCATCGGTGAGCGCATCGGCGGCGAGCTGTCGCCGGCGCAGCGCCTGCAGGCGTTGCTCGCCACCGATCTACAGGATCAGCTCGAAATGCTCGCCCGCCGTCAGGAAGTCATGGCGGTGGAAGCGCTGCGTACCGGCAAGGTCACGGTCAAGGGCGAGCAATACCCGACCGTGGTCGTGGACTTCGGCCGCCACGCCGACCTGACCGTCGAGCTCTTGGCGGGCAACCGCTGGGGCGAAGCCGGCGTCGACCCGCTCGAAGACGTGCAGGCGTGGTCGATGGGCGTCACACAGCACTCGGGTGCGGCCGGTAACACGCTCATCATGGACGTGAAGGCCTGGCAGCTCTTCAGCGCGGCGCCTTCGGTTCAGAAGCTGCTCGACCGCTTCCGTGGCGCCGACAAGCTCAATGCAACCGTGACGGGCGAGGGCGGTCGCTACATGGGCAACATCGGCGACTTCGATATCTGGGTCTATGCCGGCTGGTACGAAGACCCGGACAGCGGCGCGCTGACCCCGTACCTGCCCGACCACACGGTGCTCATCACGAGCCCGGACCTCGAAGGCACGCGCGCCTATGGTGCGATCAAGGACGAAGAGTCCGGCTTTCAGGCCATGCCGTACTTCTCGAAGTCGTGGGTCGAGAAGGACCCCGCCGTCCGTCTGCTGCTGCTGCAATCGGCCCCGCTGCCGGTGCCGTACCGCGTCAACGCCTCGATGTCGGCCAAGGTTCGCTGAGGCCCCGAGCATGTCCGCGCGCGCGCCCTTCGCCGAGATCGAAGCCATGGTGGATGCCGGGGTGCTAGGCCACCTGGCGAACGCCATCGCGACGGTGGCGGGTGTCGACGTGCCGGTCATCTTCGATGTGCCGTCCGCGCAGTCTTTCGACGGGCAGATCGACGCCAGCGCACCCGAATGCAGCGGCGCTGCCGACCTGCTGGCGAATGTCGAGCGCGGAGACACCATCGTTCTGCGCGGGCGCAGCTACGAGGTGGTGACTGCGGAGCCCGATGGCGCTGGATTCATCCGCCTCGTGCTGGGGAGCCTCTGATGCTGGCGCTCGAACCCGCCATCGTGCAGCGGCTGCGCGCGAACCTGGCCGAAGCCTGGACCGTGAAGGGCATGTTCTCCGACGCCGGAAAGCGGGAGCCCGACCTCTTTGCATCCGTGATGTTTGGCGACGCGGATGTGCCGGCCAGCGAGGTGCCGGGCGTGCTGGTGCGGCCGTTGTGGCTTGTCACGCTCGTTGGTAGGCGCGCCGATGCAGAGGCCGCGCCGCAGCTCGACAGCGCCTTCGCGCTCGTCATCGAGGCGCTTCACGGTTGGGCGCCCGGGCCAGTCGCCGGCCGGCGCTGGGAGCGTCTTCAACTGGTGCGCGTGAAGCCGCCACCTTTTCTCGAGAACGGTCTTGTCGGGATCGAACTCGCTTTTTCTACTTCCGCTCGCTTCGACGGGCAACCCTGAAAGGACATCGTTATGCCTATCTCGCACACCAAGACGGAACTGTCGGCCCCTCGCGGCCGGCTTCGTCTGGACATCATGAACGCCCTCGAGGAACTCACGGGCGAAGAAGAAATGGGCAACTGCCCGGCCTTCGTGCTGACCATCGACTCGGAGAAAGCCGAAGAATTCTCGGCCGAGAGCGCGGCCAGTGAACTCATCGGCACGCTGACGGGCAAGGTCAAGCGAACCGCCAAGATCACCTGCAACAACATGAGCATGGCGACCTATCAGCGCTTCCTCGCTGCGACGAGTGAAGTGGTGGTGCAGGCTGCCGTGGCGGTCACTGCAGAGCTGCGCGCCGTCGTGCCCGGCAAGATCTATCAGCTCGGCCAGACGGCGGCGAACCCTATCGGGGTGCGCAATGTCACTGCCGTGACCGTCAAGTCAGAAGACGGCACCACGCCCTATGTGGCGGGAGAAGACTTCAACGTCGATCCCGAAACCGGCGCGGTGCAGATCATTGCCGGCGGTGGCATCGCGGCGGGCGTCGTGCAGTTCGGCTATACGCCTGTGGCGGGCTCTTACACGCGCCTCAAGACCGGCGGCAACACCTCCTTCCTCTCGGCCATCCGTGTGGTCGCGGACAACGCGGCAGGCAGCAACAAGGACTGGTACATGCCCCGCTGCAGCCTCACGCCGTCCGGCGACCTCCCCATCGTGTCGAACGAAGTCGAGTTCGTGAAGGTCGAGTTCGACGTTGACGTTCTCAAGTCCGCGAACGCGGAGGCGGTCTACGTCGGAGGCCGACCGGTCGCCTGATCGAACGCACGTCCCCGCGCATCGGCGCGGGGCGTTGTGACGCATGCGGCTTCGCGCAGAGGCTCCATGCGCCGCCATCGCCCCACCCATCTGACCCTCTCTCCCTGTGGCCATTAAGCCGATTCAGATTCTCATCAATGCCAAGGACAACGCGTCCTCGGTGTTCGACAAGCTGCAGCAGCGCGTGATCGCGTTCGCGGTGCTGGTGGCCGGCTACTTCGGCATTCAGGCCTTTGCGGGGTGGATCAAGGGCGGCGCCGACCTCGAGCAGGCACTCAGCCGCGTGCAGTCGGCCACGGGTGCCACCGCGGCAGAAATGCGGCTGCTGCGCAAGGCGGCGGTCGACGCTGCGGCCGATACCCGTTTCAACTTCACCCAGTTGGATGCGGCGGGCGCGCTCGAGAACCTGGCGAAAGCGGGTCTGAGCGTCAAGGACGCCATTGCCACTCTGCCCGCTGCAATGCAGCTCGCCCGCGCCGGCGACATCGAGCTTGCGGGTTCGGCGGAATACCTGACCAAGATCGTCAACGGTCTGGGCTTGTCGTTTACGGAATCGGGGCGGGTGGCCGATGTGCTCGCAAAGGGCGCCAACGCGACGAACACCAGCGTGACCGGCCTGGCGCAGGCGCTCAGCTACGCGGCGCCCCTCGCCAACACGCTTGGCCTCGGCCTTGAGTTCACGGTCGCGATCATCGGCAAGTTTGCCGACGCCGGCATCGACGCCAGCCGCGCAGGTACTGCCCTCAACAGCATCCTCGCCCAGTTCTCCGACCCGGCCAGCAAGTTCCGCACGGAACTGGCCGCGGCGGGGATTACGTCGACCAATTTCGAGAAAGCGCTGCACGAGCTTGCCGCGGCCGGACCGGCAGGCCAGCGTGCTATCGCTGCGGTGGGGCAGGAGGCCGGTCCGGCATTGCGTGCCCTGCTGAATCAGGGAGTTGGCAAGCTCGATGAGTTGAAAAAGTCGCTGCAGGATGCCGGCGGCAGCGCTGCGGCCACTGCGGCCATCATGCAGGCCAACCTCAACGGTGCGCTCGCGAGCCTGCGCACCGCGTGGGATTCAGCCACCAATGCGCTGACCACGCCGGTTCTGCCGGTGCTGAAAGAAGGCGTCGAGCAGCTCGCGGGGGCTCTGCGCGGGGCCGTTGCAGACGGCACTATCGGGCGCTTCGGTTCGGCCATCGCATCCGCGTTCCAGAGTGGTATGAAGTGGCTGCGCGAGTTACTCGGCACCGTTGACTTCGCCGCTGTCACAGCGCGTGCTCAGGCCTTCGCCGAGCGCATCGGCGCGCTGCTCGACAGCTTCGGGCAGAAGGCGCAGACCACGAGCAACATCGTCCAGACGGTCTGGGGTGTCATGGCCGGCGGCGCGAATGTCGTCCTTGCAGCGATGTTCAAGATCGCTGAGGGCATGGCGAACGTGGTCAGCGCCGTGCAGTCTGGGCTCGCGACCATCATCTCCGGCCTGGCAAAGATCACCTTCGGTGATCTTTCGACCGCGTTCAAGGCCGCTGCCGAAGAGGTGCGGCTCTCGGCCGAGGCCACCGGGGCCGTGGCCGATGCGTTCGGCGCGAAGGCCGGAGAAGCATTCGACCGCGCCGCAGAGGGCGCCGAACAGGCGCGCGCCGGCTGGGCGGGCCTGACCGGCAGCGCCGAGACAACAACCGCCGCCGCCGCCAGCAGTGCGGCAGCCTTCACAAGCATGGCTGCGGAGATGAAAGCCGCGGGTGACAGCGCACAAGACGCGGGGCAGAAGGCCGCCGGCGCCGCCGAATTGCAGCGGGTGAAGGCGGAGGAAGCCCGCGCGACGGTCGAGCGCTTGCGGGCGGAATATGCGCAGGCCATCGCTACCGGCAACCTTGAGCTCGCCGCCCAGAAGCTTGACGAGCTGAAGAAGGCGAATCTTGCGGCGGCCAGCTCGGCCAAAGAGAACAGCAAGGCTCAAGAGCAGGCGGCCCTCGAGATTGCTGCGGCGTTCTCCCGCGCTGGCATCGAGACGAAGGCGTCGCTCGAGGTTGCCGCCAAAACCGCGCTTCGCGACTACGAAATCATCCGTGACAGCGGTCAGGCTACCGCCATCGGTCTCGGCGAGGCTTGGAAGAGGGCGGCCGAGGCGGCCATCGCGGCAGGAAATGGGGTGGCGCCCGGCTGGGTGCAGGCGCAGGCCGCGATGCGTGGCTTCGAGGTCGTGCTCGACAGCGCCGGCCGCTCCACGCTCAAACTGCGCGACGCGCAGAACGATGCGATGCAGTCGGCTTATGGCCTGGCCGGCGCGCTGCGCGAAGTTACCAACGCACGCGAGCGCGACATCGAGTCACGCGAGAAGGCGAACGCCCTGAAGGAGCGTGAAACCGCACTGGAGAACAAGCGCCTCGGCCGCGACGCAAACGGCTTCTCGATCGACAAGAACGGCAAGACCGTCAACGCCGGCAGCGACCTGGGCACCCTGACCGGCATTGCCGCGTTCCTGAAAGCCGCCGGTGTCAGCGACGAGAAGAGGGCGCGCGCCATCGCGATGGAGTTCGCCGATGCGAAGGGCGACATCCCCTTCTTCAACAACCCCGGCCAGAAGAAGTACGGCGGCGACACGCTGAGCTACGCGCTGCTCAAGGCGGCCGAAAAAGAAACGTTCTTCGGCAAGGGGAACGCGCCCACCGCGATCCCCGTCCCCGAATCCAACCGTACCGTGAACCTGCACTTGAACCTCAACGGCCGGGACTACGGGACGGTCAACACCGACCCCGCCGGCGCCAATGCCATCGAGGATCTGCTCGCGCAGCTCGGTGCCGCGGCCGGCACGTCGTCCAACCGTCCGGGGCGATAGACATGGCCGCTTTGAAATTTCACGCGCTGGCCGGGCTGCAGATCCCGCGCGGCATGGTCTGGGCCGATGAGTTCGGATGGAGCCGCGTCGAGAAGAGTCTCGAGTATTCGCTCACGGGCGCGGCCTTGATCGATGCCGGTGTGCGCCTGGCGGGCCGTCCGATCACCTTGCAGGGCGAGGTCGATGCCGGATGGATTCGCCGCGGCGCACTCACGGCACTGCAGGCCCTGGCCGATGCCAACGCCATCGGCGCACACGCCCTCGTGTTGGCCGATGGCCGCAGCTTCACCGTGCAGTTCGCGCCCGGCCTGCCCGTCGAAGGCAAGCCGCTGGCGCGACCCGAGCTGCCCGTCGAGGACTACCCCTACGTCGCCACCGTGCGACTCATCACCGTTTGACCATGACCATTCTCGAATCCGATATCAAGCTCGTGGCGACCCAAGTCATGGATGACGTGCCCGAGGGCGGCGGCGCGCCGACCTCGACCGTTATCCCGGATGGCAAGAGCAATGCCATCTTCAAGGACATCAGCGAGGTGGACCGGGCGCAGGGCGACGTGTCCATCATGAAGGTGGCGGCCACCGTGCAGACGCTCAACACCGATACGGCGCTGGGCGGGACGGTCGTCATTTCCCGCCCACCGCTCGACCCGAACGTCTCGGCGACCCTGTTCGTCACGAACGACTTCTTCGACCGCCGCGCCGCGATCCAAAGCCGCTTGGAGGCCTACACGACGCCCGGCGAGGAATTCACCGGCTACCTGCTCGCGAACCACGTGCAGGGGCAGCGGTCCATGTTGATCTTCCAGCGACCGGGCGCCACCCCGCCGAACGTGAACAGCACCTTGCAGCTCAGCGGCGGCGGCAACAGCGAGGCCGTGCGCCTGACTGAAGTCAAGGTGGAAAGCCGGACCTACAGCTATTCCACCGGCAGCGGCTTTGTGGACTATGAGGCGCAGGTGTGCGTCTGCGAGCTGCAGAGCGGTCTCAAGCACGACTACGTCGGCACCCCGGCCAACCGCCTCTTCGAACGGACGCAGTCCGCGGCGGCGATCAATCGCATGCTGGTGGCCGACGCGGCGCGCTTCTACGGCGTGTCGCGGCTCGTGGTCAACGCCACCACCGGCGACCTGTCGGTGAAGGTGGACCGGATCGACACCCAGATCGCGCCGACCTCGACCACCGAAATCTCGATCACCGACACCTCGGCCGCCGGCTCGTCCATCGCGCTCGTGCGCTCGGGCGCCGGCACCGTCACGCTGACCACCGGCGCGCTCTTCGGCCCGAACGCGACGCTGACGCTCGGCAATCCCTTCTACGCCGGCACGCTGTCCATCGCGACCGGCGCCGGCACCATCACCGATGACGGCGGCCGGCTCAAGCTCGGCGCGCTCACCATCGGCACGGCCTCCTATGTCGGCGGCACGCTGACCTTCGCGAGCGATGCGCCCCAGATCGGCGGCTCCAAGGCCATCACCTTCGGCCCGGCCGCCGCGCCGATTGAGCTGGCCGACTCGGCTTCCATTGCGGTCACCGCGGAGAACCGCCGCGTCAACTACCCGCTGACCATCCTTCCGCCGCCGGCGCCCGGCACCTTGCGCGTGGCCTACCGCGCCGGCGCGAACTGGTACGAGCTGGCCGACGACGGGGCGGGGCGGCTGCGCGGCGCTGATTCGAGCATCGGCTCGGGCACCGTGGACTACACCACCGGCACCGTCGCGCCCACGCTGGGCGTGCTGCCGGACGTGGGCAGCGAAGTGCTGTACTTCTGGGGCGCGAAGGCGAACTACCGGGACCGCAGCGGCGTGCTGCCCGCGGCGGTGTTGATCCGCCTGGCGCTCGACAACCAGGCCGCGCAGGCGAGCACCATCACCGTGGACTGGAACGACGGGGCGGCCCGCCATGCAAGCGACAACGGCAGCGGCGTGCTCACGGGCGATGCCACCGGCCCGGTCAGCTACGCGACCAGCAGCATCGACCTGAAGCCCAACACGCTGCCGGCGTCGTCGGTGGCCTTCACGGTGGGCTACAGCCACGGCCTGCCGGAATCCAAGGCGTTCCCCGCGCCGGCGCGGGATGTCGATGGCGGCATCACGCTGAACCTCGGCAAGACCAACATCGCGCCGCGCTCGCTGGCCCTGAGCTGGAATCTCGTGCTGATGTCCACCGGCGGCGTGCCGGCCGACATGTGGGTGCCGCAGAACTTCGCTTCCACGAAGACCATCACCGACGACGGCAACGGCAAGCTGGTGGATGGCCTGGGCGTCGAGTTCGGCACCATCACCTATGCGACCGGCGTCGCCAAGCTCTATCCCGAGGCCGTCGTGACCGTGCCGGTGCCGCAATGGGCCGTCAATCAGCTCGGCATCCTGGGCACGGTGCTGTCGCCGAACCTGCCCGGCGCCTTCCGCAACACGCTCACGGGCTACACCTATGTGCCGCTGAATGCCACGCTGCCGGCGGACAGCTCGGCGCTGGTTTCGGCCGATTTCCGGGTGGCGGGCGCCGGCACGGCCAAGAGCCAAGTCTTCAATCAGCCCAAGCTGTCGATCCAGCTCCTGCCGAATGCGAGCGAGGTCGGCGTGCCGGGCAGCGTGAATTTCACAGTGGGCGGGAAGACCTACTTCGACCGGGCGGGTGCGCTGTACACCGACCTCGACCCGGCCACCGGCGCCGCCACGCAGGCGGGCACCTACGACTACGCGACCAACACGGCCAGCCTCGATGCCTGGCCGGCCTCGGCATCAAGCACCGTCACGGTGAACAGCCTGCTGACATCACTCAACGGCCAGCCCGTCGAGTACGTGGTGTTCCGCACGCCCGTGGCGCCGATCAGCCCGGGCACGCTGCAGCTGCTGGCGACGAAGCTCAACGGCGGCACGGTCAACGTGACGGCCGACCTCACGGGCCTCATCAGCGGGGCCAACGTGCGCGGCACGGTGAACGCCTCGACGGGTGTCGTGAAGGTGCGCTTTGGCGACTGGGTGACCGCGGCCGGCCGCGAGTCGGAGCCGTGGTACCACGCCGATGCGGTCGGCAGCGACGGCAAGATCTGGAAGCCGGTTCCGGTGTTCGCCAGCACGATCCGCTACAACGCGGTCGCGACCACCTCGCTGCCCGTGGACGCGACGTTGCTGGGCCTCGATCCGGTTCGCTTCCCGGCGGATTGCCGCGTGCCGATCTTCCGCAAGGGCGGACTCATCGTCATCGGCAACACCAAGCGCCTGCCGGCGGCCGTGGTGTCGAACGGGCAGACGCTCAGCGCCGGCCGCGAACGGCTCTCGCGCACACGCCTCGTCGGGGCCGATGGCCTCGCCATCGAAACCGGGTACACGCGCAACCTCGACGCCGGCGAGCTCACCATCACCGACGCCTCGGAGTTCGCGCAGCCCGTCGTCTACGAGCACACCATCGAGGACATGCTCACGCTCACCGATGTGTCGATCGATGGGCGCCTATCGTTCGCGAGCCGCCTCACGCACGACTACACCGCCGGCGACACCTACGTCAGCAGCGCGGTGCGCATGGGCGATGTGAAGGCCCGTGTGTCGTTGCTGTTCGACCAGCAGAGCTGGACGGGCCAATGGTCCGACAACCTCATCGGCAGCCCGGCCGATCCGACGTTCAACGACATCGATTACCCGATCACCGTCACGAACAAAGGAGCGGTCACCGAGCGCTGGCGCATGCAGATCAACGGCAGCGGCACGGCCTACAGCCTCATCGGCGAGCACGTCGGTCAGATCGTGTCCGGCCAGAGCCTGACGGCCGATTGCGAGCCGGTCGGCCCCTCGGGCGTGCCGTACATGCGCATCCCGGCGGCGGGCTTCGGCTCGGGCGGCTGGCCTGCCGGCTCCGTCATCCGCTTCAACACCGTGGCGGCCACGTTCCCCTTCGTGGTCATCCGGTCCGTCCAGATGGGCGCCGAGACCGTGCTCGATGACTCGTTCGAGCTGCTCGTGCGCATCGGTGTGGACCGTCCCTGATTCAAGCAAGGAAAATTCCCATGACATCTGTCGTAGACACCTCGGTCAAACCGTTCACCAGCGCCATGGCCGGCGCGCCCCCCGTCAGCGGCGTGGCCGGCTCGGGCATCGCCTGGCTGGACGCGCTGCTGGTGACCGGTTTTGATACCAAGACCTTGACCTCGCTCGTCGTTGCCGGTGGCGTGGCGACCGCTTCGTTCACGGGGACGCACAGCGCGTTTGTGGACTCGGTGGTCACCATCTCGGGCAGCAGCATCGCAGCGCTGAACGGGGAGCAGAAGGTCACGGCGACCGCGGCGGGCGTGGTGAAGTTCGCCACCAATGCCGCGGACGGCGTGGCCTCGGGCACCATCACCATGAAGATGGCGCCGGCCGGCTGGAGCAAGGTTTTCGCCGGCACCAACAAGGCGGTGTACAAGAGCAACGACCCGGCCGGGAACGGCATGTTCCTGCGGGTGGACGATACGGCTGCCCAGGTGATGCGAGTGGTCGGCTACGAGGCGATGTCGGACATCGACACCGGCACCGGGCCTTTCCCGACCAGCGCGCAGATGAACGGCGGCGGTTACTGGGCCAAGAGCGTTCTCGCTTCCTCGGCTGCCGCGGCATGGGCCCTGGTGGCGGACGGCCGCACCCTCTATCACGCGATCCAGGCGGGGACCAGTCAGGGGGCCACGCAGACGATCTCGCCCGTGCGTGGCTTCGGCGATCCGATTGCGCTGCGTCCCTCGGGAGACGCGTACTCCACGTTCCTGAGCTACAGCACCAACTCCACGCCGGCCGCCAGCGTTGACGGGTGTCTGGGCAACAACCTGTTTGTGCAGGCCGCAAGCCCGCGCTCTTACGGAGGCCTCGGGAGCGGGGTGATCCATGCTGCACAGAACTGGGGTGGGGGCGGCATCGTCAACTACTACAGCGGCATGACCGATATCCATGGCGCGTTCCCCAACCAAGTGGACGGTGCGCTGTACCTTTGCAAGAAGATCCTCGTTCAGAACGGCACCACGAATCCGCGGTCTGAACTGCCGGGCTTCTACGCGCTGACGCAAAGCGGGGCGTGGAACACGTTCAAGCTCGGCGACAGGACGCCCGGAACTGGCGTCCTCGCGGGTCGCACGCTCATGGCGATGACCAGTGTTGGCTCGACCGCCAGCATGAACACGGTGCCGAGTGCATTGACGGCCGGGATCGTCATGGTCGATGTGACGGGGCCGTGGCGCTGACATGGCCGCACACCGGTACTGGCGCATTCGCGGCTTGGAGCCCTACGCGGCCGGGGCACTCGCGCTCAGCGAGCTGCAGCTCTTCAGCGAGACCACCCGCGTAGATGGCGCGGCTGCGCTGAGCAGCAACACTGCCCCGTCGTCAGGGACGCTGGCGAATTTGAAGGACGACAACCTGGCGAGCGAGACCACTTGGACCGATGCGCGGTCGCTGGTGTTGTCGTGGGACTTCGGCGCGGGAGGCGATGTGGATGTGACCAACATCCTGCTCGGTTCTGCCGACAACAGTCTCGCCTTTCCAGCGGTGGCGCATTTGCAGTGGTCGGACGATGGTGCGGCGTGGTCCGACCGGTATCCCTCGGCATTCATCGGCATCAGGTGGCCGGGGCCACGGGCCAAGACGGGCAACACCACGCGCACCGTCACGGGCACGCTGCGGTTCGACAAGAGCTGGAGCGACCAGAGCATGGCGGGCGAAACGGTGTATTCGACGGGCGGCGGCGTCGTTCACGGCATTGCGAACGGGTACCGGCTCCAGTTGTCCACCAGCTCAGTCACCGACGTGAAGGTCCGATTCGATGCGATGCCCAGCATGGCAGACGTGGATATCGCGGCGGTTGTCAATTTGCTGGGCGAGCCCTCCGTCGTTTTTCGCACGTCGTATTGGGCGGCGGCGAACGATACCTACGGCTACGTGGCGGGCGTGGGTGGGGGCAATGTGTACATCGGAAAGGGCACCAACAGTTCAACGCCCGCCTACACGGCCATCGCAGCGGTGGCACACGGGCTCTCCGGAAGCGGCGACGTGAAGCTGAGGGTGACCATGGTGGGATCGGCCTACAAGGTCTTTGTGAACGACGTGCTGCGGCTTTCGGGCACGGACACCACGCATGCCGCTGCAGGAGAGGTCGGTGTGCGTGTCTACAACGGCACGTCCTACTTCAACCAGTTGCAGGTTCGCGAGCCGGAAGAGACGCACCCTTTGATCGTGCTTGAGCCGGCCTTCGCGCGCCTGCAGGGGCCGGCGGCGGTCGCATCGCTCGGCATGACCCCCGCTTACCCGGGCGCCAGCCTGCGTGCCTATCGCCAGCGCACGCGGCCGGACTACGTTACGGGAATACTGGGGCAGGGCATCGGCCGTGTGCGAGGCTTCACGCTCGACTATGTGAGCCCGCTCAACAAGCCCTATCCATGCCGCGTGCGCCTGATGCGGGATGTCGACGGTTTGGTGATTCGTGAGCTGTGGAGCGGCGCCGATGGCGGCTATGACTTCCAGTACATCGATGAGCTGCAGAGCTACACCGTGGTCGCGTACTACCTGGCCCACGGCAAACGCGCCGTCATCACCGATGGCCTGACGCTTGCCAATGGCAAGGTGGAGCTGATGCCATGAACGTGCTCGCCATCAATGCGATGTTGGGCGGGCCTGGCCTGCTGGCATACCTGGGCACCGGGGCGCGCTTCCTGGCCTGCGGCGGCGTGCAACCGGCCGAAGGCGGAGCCATCGAGACGCTGCTCGCCGCGGCCGGGCTGGCGCTGCCCGCTGGCACCGTGGAGAACGGTCGGCTGGTGCTCGTGCAGGCCGAAAGCGCGGGCGATCTGGCGCTCGCGACGGGCATCGCGACCTGGGGCCGCGTGGAACTGGCGGACGGCACCTGGGTGGCCGACTTCAGCATGAGCGGGCCATCGGGCGGCGGGCAGGTGAAGCTTGTCGTGGTCAACCCGCCCGAGGGCGATCCCGAGGCGAAGCTCTACCAGGGCGGAATCTTCTTCCTCGGCGAGGTGGTCATCGGTGGCTGAAGACCTCATTTTTCGCAAGCCTCCGCTCGACGGGCCGCCGAACGTTCTGGTTTTCGGGGAGCCGGACGAGACCGCCACCGCGGCCTATGCGCTGGGCCGCATCCCGTTGCCGGCGTTCATGGTGGTGGGTGCCGTGTCGGCCACGCGCCCACCGCGCGCGACCGCCTCGGGCGCTGTTCCGCTGCCGGCCTTCATGCTGGTGGGCATCGCGCGCTACGACAGCGCCACGCAGCGCCCGCTCGTGGGCAAGGTGTCGTCCGGTTGGCAGGTGGCGGAAGCGACGAGCGCCGGGACCGTGGCACGGCACCAGAGCGCCGCGCGCGGCAATGCAGGCCGGGTGTCGCGCTGGCAGCGCGCCGAGCTTCGGGCGGGTGTGACGGCGCCCGTCTGGCAAGAGGCGGGCCGGGCACGCAGTCAGCTGGGCGTGCGGCACCAGGCGGCCGGATCGGTTTCGACTTCGGCCGGACTGCGCTGGCAAGAAGCGGGCCGCGCCCGCAACGCGGCGCGCGTGCGGTGGCAGGCGGCGCAGCAGCTCGCTCCGGCGGCGCTGGCAGTGCGCTATCAGGAGGCCGAGCGCGTGCGACGCGCCATGCATTCGGGCTGGCAAGCAGCCGCCGGCCTGGCGCATCGGCATGGCGAGTCCTTCGGTGTGGCGCAGCTCATCGAGCGGGGATGGCGCGTGCGCTGGCAGGCGGCCATGGCGCCGCTGCCGGGGCGCTCAGTCCTCGTGCCGCCCGAGGTCGATCCCTGCTATGTGCCCGACACCACGCTCGCGTTTCGCGAGCTGCAGAAGCACGCGACGACGCTCATTTTCTTTTGCGAGCGGCACTCGCCGCCGCCCGGCACCGGGCAGACCGTCGTGGTGCCCGTCTTGGAGGTCTATTCCGTGGAAAACAGCATCGCGCTCACGCGCGTGGATGGTGGCCAGACCATCGAGGCCCGAGGTTTCTCGATGTCGCTCGATGCCGACTCGTGGACCTGGCAATGGAGCGCCACGCTGCCGGGCTCGGCACTGCCGCTCGTGCAAGAGGACAGCAACGGCGATCCGGCCGAGCTGCTGGCGATGGTCAACGGCGTGCCGTACCGGCTCGTGGCAGATCTTCCGGCCCGTGACCGGCGCTTCGCGCGCGCCGAAGTCCGTGTGCAAGGCAAGGGCCGCGCCGCGCTGCTCGACCGGCCGTTTGTGCCGGAGCAGAACTTCGCCTCCGCATCCGGGCGCACGGCGGCGCAGCTCATGGCGCTCGCCATGACGATCAACGGCGTGAACAACGGGTGGGCCATCGACTACCGCATCGGCGATTGGTTCGTGCCGGGCGGAACCTGGGACTTCCGCGGCACGCCGATTGCGGCTGTGCTCGAAATCGCGACGGCCGCCGGCGCCATCGTGCAGCCGCACAACACCGAGCCGACCTTGCGCATCCTGCCGCGCTACCCGGCCGCGCCGTGGATGTGGCACACGCTCACGCCGGACTACGTGCTGCCGGCCGATGTGGTTTCGGTCGAGGGCATCGAGTGGGTCCGGCGTCCTGCCTACAACCGCGCATTCATCTACGGCACCACGAGCGATGGCGTGCGCGGCGACATCACCCGCAGCGGCACCGCCGGCGACCACGACGCGCCCATGGTCACGCATCCGCTGATGACGCATGCCGATGCGGTCATGCAGCGCGGTGTGGCCGAGCTGAGCAACACGGGCCGGCAGGCGCATGTGAGCCTGCGCATGCCGGTGCTGCAGGACACGGGTTTGATCCTGCCCGGCTCGCTGGTGCGCTACGACGGCGGCGATGCGCTGCGCCTTGGCCTCGTGCGCAGCATCGCGCTCGATGAGGCGTGGCCGACCTTGCGCCAGACGCTCACCGTCGAAACGCATGTGGAGGTCTGAGCATGAGCCGCAACCCCTACAGCGTCTTCCTTGACCTTCTGCCGGCCAAGCCGCTGCAGATCGCGACCGTGACCGCCATCGATGGCGACATCGCGCGGCTCGTGCTGCCGGGCGGCGGCGTGCTCACGGCGCGCGGCGTGGGCGGCCGCGCCATTGGCGCCGAGGTGTTTGTCCGCGATGGCGTGATCGAGGGCGACGCGCCCGCCGGCATGCCGCTCGTGCAGTTCGAAATTTAGAGGGCACCGATGGGCGATTTCATCCAAGTTTTCACAGAACTGAAGGGCGTGCTTGGCGGTGCCGGCGCCGTTGCTGTGGCCGTCGCGCTCTACCTGTGGAATCAGCGCGGCCAGCGCCAGCTCGAGGGCGCAAATACCGAGGCAAATGTCTCAGCCATCGCGCACTGGCGAAGCGTGGCGGAGCGCTCCGACGCTGCACTCGTTGCCATGACGCTGCGGGCCGACAAGTTCGCCGAAGAGCGCAATGAGGTGCGGGAGGCCTTTGCGCGTATGGAAGGACAGATGGCTGAGATGACCAAGCTAATTGCACTGCAGAACTCTCAACTCGAAGCCCAAAGCAAAAAACTGGAGTTGCAAAGCGAGGAGATGTTAGGCCTGCGAGACCAAGTTCGAAAACTTCAGGAGCAGATTCATGCACCCCGTTGATAGCGATCTGTCGCCGCTCGAGCCGACGAAGCGGCTGCCCCGTTCCATTCGCCACGTTTTCAATGCGTGCGTCGTGATCGGCGGCCTTCTTGGAGGTGGCGTAAGCATCGGCTACTTCGTCGGTGTGCAGCAGCAGCGGCAAGCGTCCCTCGAAGAGATTGCGCGGCTTCAGAAGGCCTATGGACTGCGTCTCGAAAGCGCCGCCGGAGCCGTCACGGACGCGGCCAAGGCAACGTCAAGCGCGGCTGAAGCGGTGGGTGAGGCGGCCGATCAAGTGGGAGCCGCGGCCAAGACCGCAACCACGGCGGCAATCACTGCCAAGGCTGCGGCCAAAGCGACCTCCGCACCGGCGCTGGCACAGCCACCAGCCGCCGCGGTGAACAACACCATCAAGCGGGCCAACGAGAAGCTTCAGGGGGGTCGCCCATGAGAAGAGCAGCGGCCGTTTTATTGGTGTTGGTGTTGCAGTCGTGCGCGACTCAGCCGCCAATGGTGCGCGACTGCCCGCCACTCCCGACGCTTCCGGCAAATCCCACATCGGCACAGCGCGGCCAGCACACCGAGGCCCTCGTCGCGCTCTATCTGCGATGCGCGGGCGTGACGCCATGAATCGACTTTTCAACAAACTCTTGCCGGAGCTCTATTGCCCATGATCGACATCCAAACTCTGATCGACTGCACAGGTGCCGCACGCGCGAATGCTGAGCGCTATGCCTGGCACCTCAATGACGGCATCGAGCGATTCGGCATCGCCTCGGCGAGCGCGGTCGCCTGTTTGCTCGGGCAGGTGGCCATCGAGTCCGAGGGCCGCGAGGGGCCGCTGTCGGTGGTCGAGGAAGACCTCTACTACACCTCGCCCGACCGGCTGCGCAAGATTTTTCCGAGCCTGTTTGTCAACGGACGCTTCCGGGCGGAAGACTATGTGCGCAATCCGAAGGCGCTAAGCGAGGTTCGCTATGAAGGCTTCCACGGTCGCGGTCTTATCCAACTCACTTGGCTCGACGCGTACAGGGCGGCCAGCGATGCGCTGGGGTTCGACTACGTAGGCAGTCCTGGCCTCGTGCTCGAACCTCAGCATGCTGCGCTTACCGCGTGCTGGTTCTTTGCGGCCTACAAGGGCTGCTTGCCCGCAGCCGAGCGGGGCGATGTCTATGAGATTACCGGCCGGGTGAACGGCGCAGCGCGCCTCAAATTGGCCGAGCGCAAGGCGATTACATCGCGCGCGTACAAGGTGCTGAGCAAATGAGCGCCGTGTCCCGGATATTGCGTGACGCAGAGGGCGGGCGGCTCACGTTCTGGTGTCCTGGCTGCGATGGTGCGCATCAGGTTGCTGTGGGGCCGAAGCTCCACGAGAACGATGCACGTTGGGGATACAACGGCAATCCCGAGGCTCCTACGTTCACGCCTTCCGTTCTCGTGCGCTCGGAGACTTGGACGCCGCCCGTGACGCCGGAGAACCTTGAGGAATGGCGGCGCGCGCCATGGCCTCAAGCGAAAGTGCCTACGGTGTGCCATTCGTATGTGACGGATGGCCGCATCCAGTTCCTCGGGGACTGCACGCATGCGCTTGCCGGGCAGACCGTCGACCTTCCCGACTGGACTGCAGTATGACGAAATTTTTCGACATCATTCCATCATGGTTGTGGGCGCTGCTGCTGGTGTTTGCCCTGGCCGTCATAGGTCTCGAGCGCACGCAGGTGCTCAAGGCGAGGGCGGATGTGTCTAAGGCGCAGAAAGCCGTCTCCGAAGAAAAGCTCGACCGTCAGGCCGAGAACACCCGCCGAGCGCTTGCCGCGCTCGAAGACCTTCAGCGCGTGCTCGCGATGCAGGCCGCCCATGCCAAAGCTCAACAGGAAAACGTCAATGCCTACGAAAAGAAACTGGCCGCGCTCGATGGCCGCCGCCGCGCTGCTGCTGGTGATGCTGAGCGGATGCGCAAGCAATTCGCCGACTTCGCCGCCCGTGATCGGGACCAAGCCGCAAGCGACCCTGCTGCCTGCCAGCGTATCGCAGATCGATCCGCGGTCCTCGGAGGCCTGGCTGCGCGAGGTGCAGAGTTACTTCGAAGCGGTCGACTCATTGTTGAGCAGCGAGACGCCGAGGTAGGGGTGTTGCTGGGCATCGTCGGGAACGACAGGGCGCTGTTGGCGCCGGCGCCTGGCCTGCGCAAATAGCTAAGTCGAGCCGGGCCGGCGTGTCATGCAGCCTGGCGCGGCGCGGGCCGGATTAGCCCCAAGGCCAAGGGATTGCAGGGCGGCTGACCTTGGCATCTCCCACATACGATAGGTCGGCGCCCAGCTCTTTGCCCATATAGCTAATGAACGCTTCCGGTTCGCCCATCACTCGAGGCTTGTAGACCGCCAGTTGTTGGAAACCTGCCGCGTTTGCAAACCCGAATTGAATGCTGCCGCCGATGCCCGGCATGCTGTCGTCGTTGATGCACTGTTGAATGACATGTGCGGGCGCCATACCGATCAGCCCTGCGCCCGGCGCTTGTTCTCGGATCGCCTTATCCAGCCGCTCGGTGACTTCTTCTCGTGAATTTCCAAGATAGAGAAAGGGGCCGAGCGCCTCGCTCAAGTCGAGCACCGTTCCATCGGCTTCTGTCCTCTTCGGAGTGATGTGGAACATTCGAAAGCGCTGCGTCTGATGGCAGTAGCCAAACAAGGCAGCGTCGAAAAGAGCCCCTGCGCCGGCCACCAATTTGAAGCTGTCAAAGGTCGCGCGAAGGTAGCTGTGAACGTACTGCGCAACGTTCTCCATTGAGGGCCTGTAGCCAGGCGCTGTGATGAGGTTGCTGAGCAGTGGCACGAGCGCCAAGTATGAGTTTTGACCCATGATGGTGCTGCCGGCAAAGCAGTACCCGAACGAATGTGCATAGGCAAGTTCTGAAAAATAGCCTTCGGAGTCGGCAGTCCGACAAATCACCGGGAGAGAAAACACCTTGACGCCATCGTCCGCGTTGCCGCCGCTGGTCGTGACGCGACTATCCCCGGCCACCCACCACGCCGGGTTGCGCAAGTCCTCGCTATTCAGCCATATTGCAATCGCTGTCATGCTTATGTGGTGGTCGACCCGTCCCTTAGTGTCACCAAGAACGAAGGGTTGCTAACCTTTCCGAGTAGGGCGAGCGCCGCGGCCTTTGCATCGTCAGCTGCGGCGTCCCACGCCTTGGCCTTCCGGCGTTCGGCTTCAGTGAGGGCCTTCTTTCCCTCGCGCAAGCATTTGGACCAAGAGTCGAAATACTCGGGCACATTTTGCGGACCGCCCAAATGCTTCGCGAGCACGACGATGTACCGCTTCTGAGCAGCATCAACCTCCTTTGCACTCGCGCCATCGGCGTTCGTCAAGATGGCCCGGAAGGTCAGCAACTCGACCTCAATAAGTTCGTCGCGCAGCGCGTCCCGCGTTGTTGCGGCGTCATAGTCGCGCTGCAAGTTCATCCAAAACTCATCGCTCAGGCCGAAAGCGCGCGATAGCCGAAGGCCGGTATCGGCGGTGATGCCGCGTTCGCCAGCGATGATGGCTGTGATGCGGGTCAGCGGCACATGGATGGCCTGAGCCAGCTTGTACGGCGTGATGCCCATTGGCTCCAAAAACTCTTTGGCGAGGATTTCGCCGGGGTGCGGATACGGTACATGGCGCGTCATAGAAACTCCTTCTTCTCAGCGCTAACAAAAACCAAGGCCTGTAGCGGCCTCAGTGGTAATCGACGATCTCAACCTCTGTCGGACCCGCTTCGGTCCACTTAAAGCAAACACGCCACTGCTCGTTGACGCGGATGCTGTGCTGGCCTTTGCGATCACCGGCCAACGCTTCAAGGCGATTGCTCGGTGGGATGCGCAGGTCCAGCAGCCGGACAGCCGCATTGAGCATTGCCAGCTTGCGAAGTGCCACGATCTGAATATTGACCCAGCGGCTGACACGTTGGCCCTCGAAAAGCTTGCGGGTGTCATCGCACTTGAAGGTCTGGATCGCCATGGTTTTATGGTAACGCCGTGCGTTAGTAACGTCAAGCGTAACTAATTCGACCGGAATGTCAGGGCGGGGTGGCGGATAGATCGGCGATCTTGACGCCGAGTCGAGCGGCCACTATTGCCCGTCTAACCGCGATCAGCACATCGGTCATCGGGAGGTAAGGCGAGGCCATCGTTTTCGACTCAGGCAGTGATGCGCTCGCGCAGGATCTCGACAGGTCCGATGCCGCTGTAGATCGTCCCGTTGGTCTTCAGGCAGGTGACGGTCCAGCGGTCGCCAGGAGTCACCTTGTAATCGCCGGGTGCCAGCGGCAGCTCGCGGTCTTCGTGCACCTGGCTGCCCAGCCACGACGGCATGCGGAGGATGGTGGCGGTTCCGGAGAAAAATTCAGTTTGGCTCATAGTTGATTGTCGCCGCCGCTTCCAGCAGTTGATGGGACAGGGGCGCAGGCAGGGAGTGCTGTATCTCGCAGTACCAGACTTGATAGCACCAGCGTCCTCCCACTTGCTCGACCCCGGCAAAGCTGATGGTCTCGTAGGCACAGGCAGCCAGTTCGGGACGCCAGAGGATGCCCAAGGGCGGCGCCAGATCGCCCGGACGCGCCTCCCATAGGCCAAGTTGCAACCTTCCTTCAACGTCCCGCAGCACCAGCGCTCCGCAAGCCCATGCCTGATCTACGAACTCACGCTTGCTGAGTCGGATGCCGCCGCGGTATCGCGGTCTCATCTTCACGCGCATGGCGGCCTCATGCGCCGTCCCGCGGCTTCGGCAACAGGCCTGGGATGCCATGCATCACAGCACGAATGTGGTCACCGGCGTTGCGATCCCAGTCGCCGTACAAATCGCCAATCTGGGCGCATCGGCCGGCCACCAGATCGGCGAACGCGAGCAGCGTCGGGCGCAGCGGCTCGCCCGCTGCAAGCTCGCCCACCCGGCGCGCCATCTCGGCGATCTCATCTTCAATGGGGGGTTCAGGCATGGTCGGAAGTAACACCTTTGTACTGTACAAATATACAGTATTTCGGCAATAATTGGGGCATGGAAAACATGCCTGCCACCCTCTGGATTGCCGCCTGCGCGCACCGGTTGCAGCAGCAGTGGCACACCGTTGACCCTCTTGAGCTGGAGGATGTCGCGCGCGATCTGTGGCGCGACGAACGGTTGCGACGAATGCCTCCGGACGAAGCGGCGGTGGAGTGGCTGCGGCCGATCACCACGGCGGCGTAGGTGCCGCTCCCAGCTCGACGCCGCGCGCCGCCGCCGCAAGAATGAGCCGATGTGCACCCGCTACATCAGCCCTGAGCAACGGGAGATTGAAGCCTTCTGGAAGATCGACCGAAGGTCCAACCAGCGCAAGGACTGGGAAAACCTCCTGACGGTGTTCCCGTTGTCGCTGGCCAGCTTCATCCGCCGGGCCGATGAGGTGGAGTACGCGCGCGAGCTGGTGGTGGGGCAGTGGGGAATGATTCCGCCCTGGTCGAAGACGCATGTCCCGACGACCGCGCGCGGCACGCGCTTGAGCACGGTCAACGCGCGCACCGAGGGCATGGAGAAGTCGCCGACCTACAAGGACGCCTGGGCCCGCGGCAAGCGCTGCATCATCCCGGCCGCGAGCTTCGACGAACCGAATTGGGAAACCGGGAAGAACATTTGGTGGAGGTTCCGCCGCGCCGATGGTGCGCCTTGGGGCCTGGCGGGCCTGTGGAACACCTGGACCGACAAGGAGACGGGCGAGGTGTGGGACAACTACACGATGCTCACGCTCAACGCCGACGGCCACCCGCTGATGGGCCGGATGCACAAGCCCGATCCGAAGCTGCCGCCTGACCAGCAAGACAAGCGCAGCCTGATCCCGCTTGAGGGGCACGACTTCGACCGCTGGCTGACCTGCACGGTCGAGGAGGCGAGGGCGATGCTGAAGGTGCCGCCGGTCGAATTGTTCGACGCTGGGCCGGTGCTGGACGGCGCCGAGACCATGGAATCCTAACTTTCGTAGTCGCCCGGGAGTTCAACGCGAAGCGTCACGAACGCCACCTCGGCTGCCCGGCGCGGGTCGCGGTCGGCGTTGAGCGGGTACAGCGTCGAGGTCAGGAGGTCCAACCACTCGCGATCGACTGCGCCATCGCAACGATCGTAGAACTCGCTCCTGAACTCATGCCACCACGCCTCGTTGGGAGGCAGCTCACGGCCTGCGATCACGATGGGCTTGTTGGGCTTCCACAT